GGCCGTCTAAAAAAGGCGCCAAGGCCACCGTAATAATGCTCAACAGCCGCGTTGAACCAGCACTTAGGCCCCCACTCCCGGACCCCAAAAAATACCTCACGCCCCCCAACCCATTCGACATCCTCCCCCAGCTCATCGCCGCGAAACTCACAGAAGAACACCCCGACTGGGCCAAAAAGATTGTTGAACGCGCCGGGCATATCGAGTGGCACCCGGTGGTGAAGGACTGGTGGGAAGACATTTGGGATTCCCCCATGGCCGGGGAGTTCATTAAATCCGACTTCACAAACCTGTACCTGGCCGCTAAGTATTTACACCACGCCGTGGACGGGTACACGAAAGACACAGCTGCCAGATCCTACGGGGACAAGTTCGAGCGAATCTGTAAGTCTTACGGCCTGGACCCGCTGGCACGCGCCAGCCTGCGCTGGTCTATCAGCCAGGGTGAAATGGGACAGCAGCGCACCAACCAGCTGCGTGAGCGGGGCACAGCGGCGGAAGAAAAAAAGCGGGAAGAAAAAACCACCAAAGACTTGTATTCCCGGCACGCCGGTGGTAGTATTTAAAAATGGAAGAACAAATTCTCACCTTTCCTGTTCTTCCGCGTTTGTAAAAGATAGGCCCCCACTAGTTGGCACTTTTTGTTTTTCTTTCTGTCATGCTGGTGGGGGTTTTCGCATACTAAAAGAAAGAAGAATATATGCCGAATTATGGTATTAAGGTTGAGCCTGAAGACAGTATTACCCGCATTGGTGTGTTGCTGGCCCACGAGTTTATCCGCGTTGGCGGCAAGATGAACATCACGAAATCCACGATCACAGAGTCCAATTTTGTGATCCCCGCCGGGGGGCGTTTGGTGTTGGATAAGTGCGATGTGAACCGCACGGTGTTTAAAATCCACCAGAAGGGCCAGCTGCTCATTAAGTTTTGCACTGGTTTCGCGGTGTCGATCCGGGGCCTGGGGGGGCAGGATATTCCGTGGGATTACGGGCCGGTGACAGTCCGCAGCAGCGATATTGTGCGCAATGGTGTTGAATTGTTGAAGCCGGTGCCTTCGGGGACGAAGCCGCTGAGTTTTGAGGCGTACCGGGACCAGGACCGGAAGCCGAAGAAACCGCGCCGGAAGCGCTACAGCAAGAAGCAAGAAGCCAACCTGAGGGAGAAGTTCGACGCGGCCTTCGAGGCCGCCACACAAGGCCAGAAAGGGGCTTAAAACAATGATTTACGAAAACGTAGACTGGAACAAGTACAAGTACGTGTATGTGGCGGCTTTCAGTAAGACCGGGAAAACCCGGCGGCTGCAAGCAAAAGTGGCTAAATGGTTAAAACCACGTGGCATGTTCTCCCGGCTCATCCAGCGGTATGTGCCGCTGCCGGTAAGCACCGGGCTGTTTAACGCCGAAACATGGCAGTTTAGGCAGCAGCAATTGGACTGGGCTAAAAACGAGTATAAGGGGAAGTTTGCTGTTGTACTGCTGATCCCCACGTATTTGCCCACCAGGGCCGAGAAGGAACAGGGCATAGGTGTTGTGCCGGAGCTGCTCAAAAAGGCCGTCCTAGAGCTTACTAAGGGGGTTCCCAGTAAGGATGTGTTCATTATCGGCACCGGTAACCGCCGGTTCGGGCCGGATTATGGTTTGGCAGCGAAGAAGATTGCGGCAGGGCTTGGTGTGCCGGAAGAGAATTTGGTGTTGACGGAGAATGATTTGTGGCCACCGATGGGGTGTGGCCCGAACGGGTTTATGTAAGGCATAAGAGCGGCCCCGCAGGTAGAAAGGAAAAGAAAGCCTGCGGGGCCTTGTCACATTGACCTCCCGGTGTCAACCCCGGGGAATTGCGGCAACCGGTTTTTTAGGCATTGGAGGCGAACCCGCGGGGTTCGTCTTCGCTGCCGCATTCTGGTTGCCCGCGGTTTTATGATAGCAGTTTGGCGGGGGCACCGCAAGTCTATGCCGGCTAAAAATTGCTTGCAGTGCCCCGGATACCCTTTCCTACACGTGGCAGGTGGGTGAGGCAGCGCGGCCACACGTTACAAGGTTTTCACCTTACACCGCTAAGGAACGTCGGCTGGTGTGGCCTGTCCGCCAGTTTTGATTGTAGCAGATTTTTCCGCGGTGGTGTGGGTGCGGCCTGCGCCGCCCCTAGAAGGGTTTATTGATTTAGGCTGTTAATTTTTGGGGTTTTGAGTTGGGGTGTGTTCGGGGTTTTGCCAGAAGCTCAAGGATTTACCACTTTTTACCACTACCTGTTTTTCCTGAAACCCGTCTTGACCTGGGCATTACCACTTTTTACCACTTACGAAAAAAAGTGGTAAATTATCTGGTAACCGTTTTTTGGGGGTAAAATATTTGTTAGTTCTTCAAACGAAATACACGTTTCCCCTGGTAGATATATATATAATAATATATATAATAATATTATTTATATATACACTACCCGATTACCACATTACCACGTACGTACATAATAATACGCGCGTACGAAAATACGTACCTTAAAGAATACTAATAATCCTTAATTTTTCTTAAGTGAGACACGTAAAAATTTTATATTTTTCTGTTTTCGAAAAAAATTGGCAAAAGTGGAAAATGGGGTAAAAATCGGCCCCAAAAACACCCTCTGACCTGCGGTTACCACTTTTTTACCACTTTCTGCCACGAACTGGTAAAAAGTGGTAAATTCTCCCGGCACCCCCTCTGACCAGGCAAAACGCCGATGCACCAGAAACTTATCTGGCACCCCAAAAACTGGCAAAATGGGGGCGTGGAACGCCGCCAACCAACCGCGGAAAACTAGCCAAAAACCAGTGCCCCGGCTACACTAGAGGCCATGGAACCAAACAAAAAACCAAAAACCAGGCGGGACGAAAACGGCATCGAATACGACCCAGACCCGTCCATCAAAAATAAACCAGGCTGGCGGCACACTGAACGCATCACAGACATTCTCGGCCGGCCAATCGTAGACCACTACGAACCCGACGACACCGGTGCAGAAACCACCGGCGGAGGTTACCCCCACAGCTACTACAACTACCGGGTTCTAGGCCAGCCCACGCCGCAACCCACCGCGGACAACCAGGATGCAAGGATTTTCACCCGGGCCAGGCACCAGCTCCCAAACGGCTACACCTTAACCACCAACTCCGACCCCATGATGGAAGCTTTCTACCAAAACCTCATAGGATTTGGTTCCAACCCAGGGAACAAAACAATACTGGAAAAATACGGCCCCTCCGGCACCTACCTGGTGCTCACCAACCTGTTCGGCACCACTGAAAGCGCCCCCAACCCGCGAATCATGGCCCACTCGGCGGTCTACAGCCTACAAGACCTACTTAAAGGGAAAACCACAACCAATTGTTGGTGCATCACCATCCACCCCGTTGGGGAAAACAACCTAGGCGACTACGAACAAGGGAATGAAGAGTTTTACCAGAAAATCCTGGAGAAGCATCAAGTGAACGTTCACCGTCTCGGTCTAGTCGACACAGACATTTCCCTTTACGACGACGAACTGCAAGAACTTTTCCACCCTGGTATTTGCGATGATCTGGCAGAACCTGTCCAGGATTGGGTTGCAAAAGCAAAAACAAAATGGGAACACTTGTGGCACGTCAATGCCATTTTCGTTGACGCCGACCCGACCAACGCGGACCTTGTGGAATCCGCTAGCCAGGGGGCATTCACCCAAGATTACTTGCAGCCCCTACTAGAAACTGAAACCACCCCGGCGGAAAACCCGAAAACCCAACCCCTCCAAGGGCTCCCTCTGGTACTATTCCACATTCAAATTCTCACCTGGTGGCTCAACAATTTGGAAGGTATAATCCGCAATTGCCTCGTCGATCTCAAACATAATCTCATCCGGCGACAAGATTTCACCCGGCGGCACGCCACAAATGTGTTAAAAAACACGGGCTACAGGCTTGTCAACCCAATGACAGCTTAACTATAATCAGGGTATGTCAGAATACAATCCCCCTGAAATGCTTACAAGTGAGCTCACCCGAAAATATGAGCCGTACCAAAACCACTACCACCAGTCACCCCAACCCCAACCCCAACCCCCGGCGGACCCGCCAGCAGACAAGTATTCACTACTGTTGGACACCTACGCCGCCTACCGGGCCCTCATGTACGACATCACCAACGAACAATTGGACAACATCCAAGCCAGCGAAACCGTCGACGACCTCAAAGAAGGCTTATGCGCGGCCGCCATGTTCTACACCGCCGCCATGGAAGAAGTCGAACGACAGGTTCGCGGCCCCGAATACGCCGCCGCCAACCTGTCGGACAGTGAACTAGAGCCGGGCCTCACCGAAGACTTACTTAAAATGGCGCGACTGAACCAGTTCGTTATTGAGCAACAAATCCCGTCCGGGAACCTCACCTTTGCTGGGGCAGAAATGGTGAAAAAAGCAGAAACCCTCCACAGATTCTTCATGTCCAACAAGTACATGAGCGACGAAACCCGGGAAGCTGTAGCCGCCGCCTCCCTCGTTGCCCTCCAATACATTGCCTGCTGCTACATTATCCCCGCGGAACAATAGGAAAAACAAATGCTCCCCGAAACCATCAGCCCTAAACTTTTGGACATGACCCACATGTTCATCGCCACCTACGACAGGCACCCCTACCACCACCGTGATGAAGTCCGAGTGGAAACATTCAAATTCGTGCTCAAAAACGGCCGTGTTGGTCTTGCTTCCGAAGGCTACGCTCCCTCGAACCAAAAGACCGTGGTTTCTAACATCACTGATCCGCTCGCCAACCTCGAAGCTATTGCGGTTGCCAAAAACCCCAAAACAGGCCAATGGATGTACCAGTTTGTCGCATACATGTCGGAAGAACTGTCCGACTACCTGTTAGACATTGACTCATCCCTGCACAGTGATGGTGCCGTGCACACACTGGAAGAGTTTGCGGACAAATACGGGTTCTTTGCTACAATGCTTCCCGAAGACTACGCGGAAGCAAACCCGCTCATGATCGGGTTCTACCGGAGTTTCGACGATACGAAAAGCCAGGCAACCCTAAAGGAAATCGGCGAAGCCGCGTTCCATGACAAACCAGCCCCCTACTGGAAAACCAAAGACCTATATGAGTGGTGGCAAACTAGTTTCGGCAGCTTTGATGATAAAATAGCCCTGTTCACCATCCGGGATTTCCAGGTGGATGGCCAGAAACTGTGCGACCTGGACTACTTCACCTTGAAAGCATCACCTGAAGAGGGTTTGAAAGCTCACCAGGTGGCGAATTTTAGTGACGGCGAAACCCACCGCAAACCCATCCACGGCGTGCTAGAACACCTAGTGCTCAACAAAGAGTTTAAATGCCCCATGGCGGCCATGTCGAACCATGCCCGGCTGGATAATGTGTTCGGCACAATTGGTGACGGGAAAATTCCCGAAACCTTATGGTTCCGGGTGCCGTGGGCTGACCGGAAAGGCGAAGTGGAAACTGAACCCATGGATCAGGTGCGCATGACCCCCGCGGAATATCAGCCATACGATCTGCCGGGACCAGGATTTTTCCTTGACCTGCTGCCAGAAGAGTTCACCGGCCCCAGCCTGATTGCTCTGGGTTTCGTGGAATCCACTGGACGTGACAGTGCTACCCTCAAGAAAATTCTACAAACCCGCGGGGAACAGCTTCTGAAAGAAGCATATAAAAAAGCCCCCGTCATCATGTACAACGAAGATGAAACTATCACCGAGGATATGCTGGCCGGCGCCAACCTTACGCCTGGCAAAATGTACACGTTTAACCACTCCAAACAAAAGTTTGAGGAAGTCCGAATGCTAGAAGACGACGAACTAGCCAAAGCTTTAGACCGCGAGCTTGTGGACCCCCCACAAGAAGAACCAACCGCGGATGAAACCAACCCGGAACACTACCGGAACTTCAGCTACAACACCGAGGTTATCGACATCACCGAAAACCTGTCATTCAACGCCGGTAACGCGGTCAAATACCTGGCCCGCGCAACCCGGACAGACGGCCAAACGAAACATGAAAACCCCCTCACAGACCTGCGGAAAGCCAAATGGTATGTTGAGCGGGAAATCGACCGGTTAGAGCGCGGCAATGAGTGATACAACCCCTTTGGAACAAATCCGGGACCATTTACAAGCCGTGCTGGACATCATGGCGGCAGAATACCCATCCCAGTTATGCAATAATGAGCTGATTTCGGCGCTCATCTTTGATACTTGGGGTGAAATCGTTGATGACACCAAGCCGAAGAATGTCACTGTTCAAACCTGGCACAAAAACATCCCTAAAACACCAAGTGTGGATCGGCAACTCTTAAACGAAGCTTACTGCGAATACCAATAGCAAGAAAGGAACAAAACAATGATCGAAATTGAAGGCCCACTGAAATTCGAACAAAAAGAAGCAAACAAAACCATCCGCAAAATCGCCGGAATTGTCAACGATGCCATCTACGCCCTGCGGGAAGTAGCCCCAAACGGACGACACATGCAGGACCTAGAAAAATCCCTACAATTCACCACGGGACTACTATGTTTCGATGTCACAACTGAAGCCCTAGACCTAGACCTAGACCTAGACCTAGACATTCCCCGCAGGCTTAAAAAAGAACTTTATGCTGGGAGGGCCAGGTTTGTTGAAATGAACGATGAGGAAGAAGAAGCGGACATTAACTTGTTCGACCCGGAAGAATACATGTTCATCAGCACCCCGGCGGAAAAATAAGAGAAGGTAAACCAGTGGATAATTTTCAACAACTCACCCCGGCCCTTGAAACATTCAACCAACAAGTCATGGCGGAAACCAGCCGCATCCCCGCGGCCGAAACCGAAGTGGCGGTCTTCGGGTTCGTGGTAGTCACCCCCGCCGAGGGGTTCGAAACCCAGCACAGCCCAATGGTCATGGCGGCCAGCAGTCTGCCAGGGGACACCCCGGCGGAAACCATTGTGCAAGCCATGGTGCACCTAGCTCACGACGTGTACGGAATCCAGGTAGTCCCGGAAGGGAAGGAAAACTAACCATGTCCCGGCTCAAAGTCGAAAAAGTCCAAGTAAAACCCTTACGTCTCGTCATTCGTGACGGACTTCAAAACGAACACACGCTTGAAAAAGTAGTCACCCCAGGGGTGTATCTGGTGGGACACACCCGGGCAACAAACCAGCTTTTGGACGCTTGGGGGGACCACCTGGGGGCGAAACTTAGCCGGTATGAAGCTGAAGAAACGTCTCTGAAGTTTCATGAGTTCGCCTCCGCCATGCAAAATACCGTTCCAACAAGCCCGCTCACACCCGCGGTGTTCGGGGGCCGGGTTTGCTACGACAGCCACCACCTGCCAAACCCCGACACAGCCCAACCCGGCGCGTACCTGAACAATATTGTGGCCCAAAACCACTGGAGTGTGCTAGAACATGCGCACTTCAACTTCTATCTCGAAGGCGTGTCCCGCAGCCTTACCCACGAGTTGGTGCGGCACCGGCACTTCAGCTTCAGCCAAGAATCCCAACGCTATGTGGCTCAACCCCCGCGGGTTGTGGTGCCGCCGAACGCCACCGCTGATGAAGAACACGGTATTCTTTATTGCTCGGCTTACGTTTACGAACGATATAAAGCCTTAGATCAAGGTTTACTGGGAGAAAAAGATGGTCTAACCCGTAAACAACGGCGGGAGAAAAGCCGGGCCGTGCTCCCTAACTGTTTCGCCACAAACATTATGGTTTCTGGTAACCTGCGCAGCTGGCTGGAATTTTTGCAAAAACGCCTATCCCCCGCGGCTGACGCGGAAATGCAGCAAGTAGCAGGCTTCATCAAAGAAGAACTCGTTGAAGCCCTCAAATTCCCAGATGGCACCCCACAGTTTGACATGGATCAGGCCTTAAACGGCCCCGCCACTAACGAACAACAAGCCCCCAAGAGCGAGGAGGAAGAAACCAATGAGTAAAAAACACAAGAAGAGCAAAAAAAGCAAGAAGAAAACCACCCTGTTTGAGCGGAAACTCAATAATGAAGTTTTGCCGCTTTTCGACGGTCACATGTTCTTAGATGATAACGCCAAGGGTCTTTTCGACACCCTCATCATCCCCGTGGGCTTACGCGCTGCCGTTCGTGAAGTAGGTTGGTGGAACTCCCACGCGGAACAGTTGCGCTACTGGGATTCAGAAGTAGAACGCAGCAAAAAATTCGCCAAGGACAAAACCTACCGGAAGAAATTCATTGCCATTTTTGAGGAAGAAGCCCAAGAACTCATCAACGCGGCCAAAAAACCAGATGTGGAACTCATGCTGGACGGCATCGGTGATGTCCTGTTCACCCTTTTTGGCCTAGCCTGCGCCGCCGGCCTGGATGACCAGCTAGGGGCAGCATTTATGGAAGTGTGCGAATCCAACGAAACAAAACTCCGCGGTGAACAACGCAAAGACGCGGAAGGTAAACTCATGAAAGGTGACGAATATAAACCACCCCGGTTTGACCTGATTACCAAATCTATTACCAAAAAGGTATAATGGTAATCAGGGAGATTGTTGTAAATGCCCCCCAACCTTTTATTAGCCGGGTTGGGGGGTTTCCCCATGCTACATTGAGAATAGACAAATAAAACACGTTCTGGAGGTTATAAGTATGAGTGTTGGCCAGCAGCGGAAAGGCCGCGCCCTCAACAAAGCAAAGAAAGGCAAAGGCATGCACGGCGGCAGGTGGAACCACGGTTTCGTGCCGCTCAACGCGGTGGCGAAACGGCTAAAAGAGAAAAAGTTCCGCCAACAAGGTGTGCGGCGGAAAAAACTAGTCGGGTCAAAATAGCATGCCGGCATCGAAGCTTTGCTCATACCAGTGGGATGATGCTACAGGCCACCACGAGTGCCTGGAGTTCGCCGCCCCAGGTGGCACCCGCTGCCCCCAGCATAAGCGCGACAGTAAACCGCGGCGGGTGGGGGACATCCCGGTAAGCCTCAAAGAAGCCATCCGGCAAAGAGACGGCAATAAATGCGTTATCTGTGGCACCCCCGGTGTGGAAGTGGACCACATTATCCCCCTTAGGGACTTCCCGGAAGACCAACGCGCGGTAGAAGCCAACCGGCCCGACAACCTGCAAACCCTATGTTTCATCCACCACCAGCAGAAAACCGTGCGGGAAAACCTAGAGCACCAAGCCCCCACCGACATGTTCGACTACAGTACTTCCTCGCGGAACCGGCACCGGCGCAGGCTACGTAGCCAAGGATTATGTTTGGAGTGATTCATCAGTGGAAATAGTTGTGCCCCAACCGGAGAAAAACCCGGACGGGTCCGTGAAACCCTGGCCCACGCTAGGCCCTCAAGTGTGCGATTTCCTGGAAGAACGAATGGTGTTCGGCCCAGGGTCGCTTGCAGGGGAACCCTACAAAGTACGCGACGACATCCGCTACATTCTCTACCGGGCCTACGAACACTACCCCGAAGGCTACACCTATGAGGGGAACAACCTCACCGGCCGGCGGCGGTTCAAAAAAGTTATCATTTCCTGGCCCAAAGGCCTAGCCAAAACAGAACTTATGGCTATTATTGCCTGCCTAGAATTGCACCCCGATGCCCCAATCCGGTTCAACGGGTACGACCCGAAAGCCCCAGGGGGTATGGCCCCTGGCCGTAGCGTGCGCTCCCCCTACATTCCGTTGCTCGCCCCCACGAAAGACCAACTCAATGACCTGGCCTACGGTGTGGCAATGGAAATCATGAAAACCATCCCCGACTCCGGCCTGTTTGACCCCACCATGGCGCGGATACTTATCCAAGGGGAAGAAAACTCCAAAATCCTCCCTGTGGCACCAATGCCGAACGCTTTGGACGGTAAAAAACCCACATTTCAAGGCATTGATGAAACCCACCGGTTGGAAAAAGACCGACACCACCAGTCAGTGCAAACCATGGAAAACAACCTGGGTAAACGCTACGAAGATGACCCGTGGCAACTGTGTATCACCACCGCCGGTGACCCTAACGTTGACAGTGTGGCATCCCGACAATTCACCCTGGGGATGAAAATTTATGAAGGCCGCATCCAAGAACCCGACACTCTGTTTTACCACCGGCAAACCAGTGACAAAAACGCGGTGTTTGACACCATCCCCAACCGGCTGAAAGCCTTGCGGGAAGCCAGCGGGCCAGAAGCCAGCCAATACCGTGACCTGTTGTCCATTGCCCGCATGTGGGACAACCCCGACGTTGACCCCGCCTACCTTGAGCGGGTTTGGTGCAACCGGTGGGTGGCGTCAGCTAGGATGGCGTTCAAAAAAGACGTGTTCGCGGAGTTAGGCGACCCAATGCTTATCATCCCCCGGCGCTCCCCCGTGGTGCTAGGGTTCGACGGTGCCGTGGCGAAAGACTCTACCGCCCTAGTCATGACCGAAATCAAAACCGGGGTACAAAACCTCATAGGGTTATGGGAAAAACCAGACACCGACGAAGAGTGGCGAGTACCAGTGCATGAAGTCAACGAGGTAGTCAATTGGGCTTTCAAACAATTCAACGTTGCCAAAATGTACTGTGACCCCTACTATTGGACGAACGACATTGACCGTTGGGCTGGGGTGTGGGGGTCAGACAAAGTCATATCATGGCCCACCACTCAGCTGGACCGGGTGTACTATGCGATCCGCGCCTACCAGCAAGCCATAGAAGCCGGCGCGGTAGCGCACGACGGCAACAAAGACCTCATCCGGCACGTGGGTAACTGCGGCATATCCTACAGCAACCTACTAGATGGTGAAGGGCACCGGAAATTCCGGTTGTCCAAACTCCAGTCGGAAAACAAAATTGACGCCGCCATGGCCGCGATCCTGTCGTGGAAAGCCCGTATGGACTGCCTCACGAAAGGCTACACGTCCACCACTCAAGCGTCACAACTACCGTTCAAAATCCGGTAACCAAGTAAAATTTGAGTCAAAACTTACACAGAAGGAGAAGTCATGGGGTTGCCGACAATTCAAGTGGGGGCACCACTGAAAGCATCAGCTGGAAATGATATTCTCGCTAGTTCCCTGTCGGTGCTTTTCAAAGAACTAAGAGACCGGGAGAAAAACCTTCGGCAAGAACTCGCCTACCTGAACAACCATCCAGTTGATGACGTGAGTTCCCCAATAGCGCAGCTGGTGAGCCAAGACAACTCGCTGCGGGTGTTGCGGAACCTGGCGCGCACCAACTTTGCCAGGCTTATTGTTTCCGCCACCACCGACCGGTTGGGTATTCACGGGTTCAAAACCGCGGAAGAATCCGGGGAAGACGGCGACGACGAAGCAGCCCGACTGTTCGCCCTGGATCGTATGGGGGAGCAAGGTTTGGAAGCAATGAGGTTGGCCGTGTCCCACGGGGTGTCCTATCTGGTGGTTGACCCGTTCACCAGTCGGCAGAAAATCGTGCCCCCATCCAACGGCGCGGTTATTACCGACGCGGTAGGGGAGGTTCAGGCAGCCCTGGTGGTTCGTCGGGAACGCGCCGCCAAACGCGACGTGCTAGACCTATTTCTGCGGGAAGTTGACGAAATCAGCGGTGAAGCCGTCGGCCCAACCCGAGTGTACCGGGCCACCCGACCCGCCGACCCGGAAGGGTCAAGTTTCGTACCCCCAGGGGAATTCACGGACAAAACCACCAGGCGGGACCACGAAATCCCGTTGGGGGAAGACATTTCCGGCGGGTGGAAATGGCTCACCACGAAAACCGTTAACTATCAGCGAATCCATGTCACCCCTTTGGTGAATGAGGGCCGCATAGCGGACTTTGCTCCCGCGGTCACCATCATTGACCGGATCACCCATATGCGGTGGCAGCGGCTTGTTGTGGCCACCTTGCAGGGCTTACGCCAGCGCGCCATTTCGGGGAACCTGCCGAAAACTGACCCTGACACTGGGGAGAAAATCGACTACAACGAAATGTTTGCCATCGGCCCAGGTTCTTTGTGGCGCCTGCCGGAAGGCGCGGATATGTGGGAATCCTCCCCCGCCAGCTACGCGGACAACACCACCGCGGTCAACGACGACAAGAAAGAACTCGCTGCCCTGACGAAAACCCCCATGTCGTATCTGTCGGATGCTGTCAACCAGTCAGCGGAAGGCGCAGGCATGCTAGATGATTTGTACTTGTCGAAGATTGATGACCGCCGCAGCCGGTTCGGTGTGGCGTGGCAAGTCCACATGGCGAACGTTTTCGAGGCGCAGGGGGACAAAGACCGGTCTGACTTGTCAGCAATTGAAATTGTGTGGGAGCCCATCAAGGTTTGGTCTATTACTGAATCCGCGGCTGCGTTCGCATCTTTGATTTCGGCGAAACTCCCCCTTGAAACCGCGGCAAAATATGCGCTCGGCATGTCGCCGAAGCAGATTCGTGAACTGTTGGCGTCAGCGGCAATGGCGAAGCTGGATGTTTCCGCCATCCCTGCTGCTACCCCCCTGAACCGCATGCAAGCGCTCAACGCGGAACAGCAACAGCAGGCGAAAGAAAACCGGCCAAGTGTTGGAAGGAGCCCTGAATAATGACAACCCCAGCAGTAGATAATGGTGGGTCACAACCCGCGGTGCCGGGGGAAGCCCTCCCCCCAGTCCCCAGCGTGTTTGACTACCCCACAGTGCTACCTGGTCAACAAATGACTGCGGAACAACAAAAACAGTTCCAAGTGGCGCAGGTGGCAGCAATCATGTATGCGGTGAGCCGGGTGCGGCTAGGTATCCAATCCACAGTGGTGTTGCAAATTATGCAGATTTTACGTTCCACCGATTTGTCATCCAAGCAGGCGGTGAAAGCGTTCGCCAAGCAAGCGGCAATGCTAGTCCGTGCTGCCTCGCGGAACATTCGGCTCAACACTTGGGGTGGGGTGGTGCAGCGGGCTAGGGTGTACGGTTTAGATTTGCCGGCCACGCCCCCGCCGGAAAGCCGCATCCCTAAAGATTTACGGTTTACCCGAACCACAAATCTGGAGAAAGCCTATGAGCGGGTGGCAAACGAGTACCAAAAATGGTCAAGTTTAGATCGACATGACCCGGTTTTGGTGAAAAATTTGTTACGTCTAAACCCCAGTGAGATCAAGGTCACACCCGGGTTGGATTCGTTCACCAAAGACGCCACCCCCAGCCCACCTCAACCCAAAACGGAAGAACCAAAACGTGACCAAGAAGAAACCAAAGAAGAACTGTCGTGGGAACAATTCTTCATCCAGGCGGCCAGCAAAGCTGAAAGCATTAAAAACACACAAACAGCGGGCAAAAAAGCGGACAAACCAGATAAAACAACAGCAACAACGCGAACAACAACTACGGGAGATAACCAGCCAAGGCCCAGCACAAGCGATCATGGCGCCAATCACAATGATGATGCGGCAAATGATACCAAAACTCCAAATGCCGAAAATTCCACAAACACTACAAATACCCAACCCGCAGCTTCCAATCCCGCCACAACCAGCCAAATTGACGAAGAAGTCGGCGACTTCAAACAACAACTAGATGAAATGTCCGACGAGGACATGTCGCGGCTCATCGAACAATGGGCCAGGCAAAAAACCGAAGAACGTATGGAACGCATGGTTTCCCAAGACATTGCCGCCGCAGCCCGCAACGCACACCAAGAAATCATGCGGAAAACCCCGAAAAAAACCATCACCGGGTACCGGCGAGTAGTGCACCCAGAACTATCCCGCACCGGCAGCTGTGGCCTGTGCATTGTGGCGTCAACCATGATTTACAAAAAATCAGACCTACTCCCCATCCATGCTGGTTGCAAATGCGAAACCGTGGAAATCTACCAGATCGACGGTAAAACCTACGATCCCGGGCAACAAATCAACGACGAAGACCTATCAGTGTTCTATGAAGAAGCCGGCGGCACCACCCACGGCTGGAAACTCAAACGGTGGAAATACAAAGTGGTAAACCACCCCGAATACGGCCCTACACTAGTAAATACCAACGAAAAACGCTCACTGGAGCCGATCGAATACGCGCAGGAAGGATTCAAAGATGAAGACTGAAGACATGCGGAAACTTTATGAGGGTCTTAAAATAATTTTTGAGAACCAAACCCCCGAGGAGAAAGAGACATCAAGTGGCGACCAAGAAGCCCGTCAAGAAGCCGGTGAAGAAAACACCCAAGAAACCGGCGGCAAAGAAGAAGCCGCAGCCCAAGCAGCAGACGAAGCCGCAATCCGGGTTCCAGAAAATGAGCCAAGCCCGGCAGAAGATGGACAGCGCCCCGACCCCGGCGCAGAACCGAGCATTGAATCCGCTAGCAGCGAAGCAGCAGGCGAACCAGAAACCTCCGGCGAACCAGATGCAGATGAAGCAAGCGAAGAAGCCGACGGCACCGAAGAAGAAAAAGAAGACTTCCGGCCTGAAGAAATCAACCAAGCGGTAACCATCGCGGAAGAGCTAGGTCTCCCCCAGGAACCCGTGGAAACCCTATTTTCCCTGATCGACCGTGATAAATTAGTTAATAATGAAGGTGAAATTGGTAAGGAAGAACTTACCAATACGCTAAAACTCTTGGAGGCAATCGTCCTGCGGAAGCCGGCGGAAACCCCGAGGGAAGACAACTACGGTTACGATCCTGAAAACGCGCGGCAATCCACCGGGTTCGGGAAATACCTATAGGAGGAATGAAACTTGGGAACCAATAACCCACTCTCCCCCAGTGCAACCCTGGAGTGGAAGAGCATTGATGACACCCGCTGGCGGAAAAACGGCAGCCAAATTTCCGAATCCGGCCAAAACGGCATGCTGGTTATCAACGACAAGGTGAAAGCCGAAGGCCCGCACCGTGTCGGCCGGTGGCTGAAATCCGGTGTCCCACTCTACCGGGACGCGGACAACAAGCTTTACCTGTGGGATGCAGCAAGCGGCAAGAAGATTGCCGGTTTCCTGCAAACCTTTAAGGAAATCGCCCCCACCTTTTCCGACCTGACCGCGTACGGGGTGAAATTCTACGATGAAATCCCCGTTGGCATCCAAACCGCTGGTGAAATCTACCCGAAGTGGCTACCGGTGACCGTGCCAGATGACCAAATCCCTGTACGGTTTGGCGTGAGCCCCCTATAAAACTTTTTGAAAGGAAGTGGTTAAATGGCACAGAATGAAATGGCGACCTCCAGCCTTATTGACCCGAAGCTGGCAATCACGGTTGCACGAAAATCCCTAGCAGACTGGGAAGTAAACAATCATGCTTCCCTGGCGGCCTACCTCCCATCCAAGGAGGTTCAGGATATTGCTTACGAAATTGATTATATTGACGACGCCGCGGTGACCGCTGCTAACTGGCGTGCCTTCGACGGTGCCGCAACCGGTGAAACCTACGGCACTGGCGCCAAGGCTGTTGGTTCTTTGCAGCCTGTTAGCCGTATTGACACGGTGACAGAAGAAGCAAAACTTCGTATGCGCTTCGACGCGGACGAAGCCTTGAAGCGAACCTATGTTGATCGGATCGCCCGCGCGGCGCAGTCAATTGCTTTGCAGGTGAACTATCAGCGTGCAAACGCCCTGTTCAACGCTAAGCTGAGCCTACAAGGCTCCGGTGGTTTGCGGATCGAGGTTGATTTCAACCGTGACCCGGCGTTCAACCCGACCGCAACCAAGTTGTTCTCCGACCCGGCAGCCAACCCGTTTGAGCAGCTGCTCATCTGGCGGGACCAGTACTTTGATAAGAACCATGTGGAACCCGCGGAAATCTGGATGCCCAGCGTGGTGTTCCGCGCGTTCCTCCGCCACCCCAATGTGGTTTCCGCCACCAACCCCAGCTTTGCGCGCGAGCCGAAGTTCGCCACCCGCACCGCGGTGAACGAGGTCATGGTGGACACGTTAGGGCTCCCGCCGATTGTGGAAAAGTCCGCACAAAAAGTGAAGGTTGATGATTTCGACACCGGCCAAACCAAACTGGTGAACGTCATCCCCCAGGACAAGGTGTTCTTCATGCCGAAACCTGGCTCCGCCACGGCGCCGAACGACTTTGAGGATTACGGCGTGACCCTGTGGGGTGAATCCGCGAACGTTGATTTGCCTGGTATCAACAAGGTGTTTGATGACAAGTTCGGCACCCCCGGTATTATCGCCGGTGTGCTCACCCACAACAGCTTCCCCGTGTATTCCGAGGTGTTCGCCGACGCCCTGGCGATGCCGGTGGTGATCCAGCCCAACAAGGTTCTGGCCGGGAAGGTGCTGTAGCATGTCGCAACTTACCGCAAATGTGACCTTGCGGGGTCCGGCGCCGGATTTTGCGCTGAAGTTTTTCGGCCCCGGCGATGATCTCCCCGAATGGGCTTTGGAAGAGTTAGCGGACAGCTCCCACTTGTTTGCCGACGGTGTAAGCCTTACCCCGCGGCTTACCGGGGGTGCGGGGGAAAACGAAGACAAGGATGATTCCGAAAACCCTGGTGGTAACCCCACCCAGCCCCCGGTGAACAACCCGCCGTCCCGGAATAAGTCCGCCGCCACCTGGGCCGCCTACCTGAAAGAAAAAGGTGTGTCAGTGCCGGAAGGCGCTTCCCGGGAAACCCTCATTGACATTGCCGAACGAAACGGTTTATTATAAACCCAGAACCCTTTCTTTAAGAGTTCGGGAATGAGTGATGAACAAAAATACCCTGCTACGGTGGGGTATTTTTGTATATATGAGCAGCAACTATTTTGGCACCGTCGAAAACGTGGAACTCATGTTCCAGAAACCCCCCACCGAGCGGGAAAAGAAACTCATCGAAAAACAACTAGAACGGCTATCATCCATCCTCGCGGCAAGATATCCCACTTTGCGGCAACGGTGGGAAGAATCCCTGCCAGATAGTGACCTGCGAATACTAGTGTCCCGCATGGTTGAGGCGGCTTGCGCCAAAATCACCCGCGCATCACAAGGTAACGTAGCGTCCGAAACCATCGGCCCGTACGGGTATGCCACGTTCGAGTCCGCCGACCCGGGCAAAGGCCTATTTCTCAAAGAAGACATTCAAGCCTTAGAGATGCTGCTTCGGCAAACTAGCGCGAAATCGTTAAAAATCACCAGCGATTTCAGTGTGACAGAAGCCAAACCCATGCTACGTCCAGGAGTGCCAAACCGCGGCAACCAAGAATGGTACGGCCCAATGTACAAGTATTGGTACTTTTAAATCATGCTTAACGGTTTTTCCTATGATGTTCACGTGTACCGCCTAGTGAAATACGGGCCCGGGGGCTCCCCGCCGGCCGGGGCTAAAATTATCCCCCGCGGCACACTTGAAGGCCGGTACAAATCCCACACAATCCATGGTGCGGTAGTGTGCCCCAAAACCACCGCGGTGCCAGACCGCGCCGTCGGCTGGGCTAAAGTCATGGACACCGATAAAATTATGTACTGCCAGTATGAAGACGATATTATCCCCAGCGATTACTTCGCCTACGAATCCAGGCCAGGGAAACTAGAAATCACCCGGGTTGGCGGGGGTGTTATCAACGACTGGACCAGCCCGTTTTCCATGTTCTACCAGGGTGGGAAAGAAGTCATCATGGAAAACATTACAGAACGAGGGGTATAACACATGGCGGAAAAATCCTGGGAAACCAAAGATATCAACCAAGCCGGCGGGCAACGCCGACTATCCCGGCACTACAACGGTAAAAAACCCCGCGCACTCTATTTCCGCAACGAGCGGGAATTTGGCCGGCTACTACTGCACAGCAGGGCTCTGGAAAACCTACTCTATCGCAAAGCCCAATACATTAAATACCGCCTAGCGGTAAAAATCCCCCTAGGCAGCGGCAGGGAGAAAGGACACCTGCGGCACAGTTTCTACGTTGAAGTGCAAAACCCTGGCGGCATCAAAAAAGACCGTGTGGCAGTGAAAATCAAGAGTAAAGACCCCAAAGGCTTCTACTACGGCGACCTGCACTCGGCGAAACACAAACCAGCGCGGTGGACCCACAAGACCCTGCGGGAAGCAAAGATGTAACCATGGCACGAAAAAAAATAACCCCAATCGCGGAAGACATTGTTATTGAACTACTCAAAGACCTAGTTCCAGAAGGAGGCGGCATTGGCACCAACCGGGGGGCTGTTGAGCACGAATACATCACCCTCGCGGAACTGGAAGAAGCTGGACCCCTCAAAAGCAACGACTATATTCTAGTCCACCGCGAAGGCGGATTCCTGTACTACGACCGAGTAACGGACATTGTAAACCTCACCATTTCCGTCTTTACCAAAAATGAACGCCGTTCGCAAGAACTCATGATTAAAATCACAGACCGAATGGTAGAATCCGTAGAAGAAGATGTTTTAGGCTTTCCCTATGATTTTTGTGAAATCTTAAGCGGGCCTGAACTTCAAACAACCTGGACAATGGATGATCGGGTAGTGGAAAAGGTTTTCCAAATCCACATCCGGCCAAAATGGGAGGACTAAAAATTGGCGTTTAAGATTACTCTACCGGCAGACGCAACATCCGGTAGTTTTACGCTCACCGCGAAGGCGAAGACCACTGACGCGATTGAGCACCCGTTTGCCGCATCTGATGTGAAAGCCCAGCTGGTCAAGCTTGGTTACAAGAAGGCGAACGTGACCGGCCCCAATGGTGGCCCGTTCGTGGTGACCGGTGTTCGTGACCCGCTCACCGCGGACGGCACCAACCTTGGTGGCGCAACCAAGACCATCACTGTGACGAATGATTCCGCCGCTGCCGGTGACGGCAAGACCTTTAAGGAAATCCGCGGCACCGATGCAGAACTCATCCGCAAATACCTTGGCGGCTGCATCCTTGTCGGCAAGGAAGATTCCGAAATCCCCGAAGAGTGGGGCATGGGTGAAGACGGTAATCTTCCCGACCTTGGGGCTTTAGGCTACGTGTCCCTAGGCTGGATCACCAAGTCTGAAGGCCTGGAGTTCTCCACCGAAACGGAAAACTCCGACGTGGAATCCTGGGGTGCGCCCGAACCAACCCGTACGGACATTACCAAGAATGTGACCAGTGCACAGTTCACCTGCCAGGAAACCAACAAGGCAGTGCTCAGCCTGTACTTCAACGTTGATCTTTCCGACGTGAAGGTGTCCCCGAACGGCGATATCGTTTTCGACACCCCCACCGAGTTGGAGACCCGCTACTTCCCGATTATTTACATTGCCCACGATGGTACCGGGAAGAATGCTTCTTACTTCATCCGTGTGATGCCGCGGGCAACCGTTTCCGAGGTGCAGTCCCTGTCTATGAACTCTGAAAACGAGTCCAAGTTTGGTATGACCATTAAGGCCACGGTGTCTGACAAGGAAGGCTACTCCGTCCGCAACGTGCTTACCGGCCCGAAGACCAAGAAGCTTGCTAAGCAGATGGGTTTTGCTGACTAACAGTCAGCGGAAAATAGCCCCTAGCAGCCTCATAGACGGATTGGAAATATTAATCCATGAAAAGGTGCGTACGTTTACCAAAAGTCCGGCAGCGGCTTTGCTAGGGGCTATTTTGATACCATAAACACGTGAACATCTACGACCGTCAAGAACAAGACATAGCCGAACTCAAATCAGAAGTCACAGAACTACAACGCATCGCCAAACCCGATACAGGCTGGCGCCCGGAAGACTTCACCACCGACACCGCGGAAACCATCCGGGACAAAAGAAACCTCATCGACATCATCACTAAATACGCGAGTCGGCAAGAAAACTTCGAAGAGTTCCAAAAAATCCACCAAAAAACCTACGACAGTCTCAAAGAACTACTAGAAGAATACAAAATAGAATCAGGTGAACGAGCTAGGCAAGCCAACATCTACCAAGAACTCAAAGACTGGTGGGACCAAAACCAGACCATTATCGAAAGCGCGCAAGAAGCCCAAGACGTGCGTGCTCAATCCTCCACGATTCTTGAAAAAGTAGTTCGGGAAAAAGGCCTTATCGAACAAGTGCAGCGGGCACTACTTACCCAGATTGCAACAAATAAACGGGAAATAGAAACCCTCGCCACCACCGCCACCACCGCGATCAACCAGGCGGTAGAAGAAGCCCGCCGACTCAAAGACCAAGCAGGTTCCGCCGCCACCAATGCAGTGAATACCCGCGTCAACCAGCTAGTCGACGGCGCCCCCGCGGCTTTAGACACCCTACGGGAAATCGCCGCCGAACTAGAAAAACATACCGATGCTTTACGTGCCCTCACCCAAACAGTAGGGCAAAAAGCCGACGCGGCAACCATGAACACTGAACTAGGCCGCAAACTCAACCTTTCCGAAGTGGCAATGAACCCCGACGGCAACCGGATTGTTCGCCGCAAACCCAACGGCACCATCCCCCTGCCCGCCAACCCCGGCGCGGAACCAAACAGCGCAGTCAGTAAACAATGGGTGGAAAACTACCACCAAAACACCGATCCCAAAGCGCACCACCACACCCCCAACGACATCACAGGGCTACCATCAACCATTGTCACTGTGATGCAACACTACCAGTGGGAAGGTATAGCCGGAGACTACGTAAAAATAGACCAAAACCTTAACGTCACAGCCCCGAAACTCTTCACATCCAAAACCTACGGGGATGTCGCCTTCGCCCGTGACCTTTCGGCCCGTACCGGCGCGGAAGGCACCACCAACATCACCGGCAGCATTGGGCATAAAAACCGTACCGTCGTCACCGACGCCAACGGCCGCATCCACAACAACAGTGCCCCCACCCTCCCCAGTGAACTAGTCAACAAACGATACGTTGATGCGGGCATGCCCTGGGTTGGCACAGATGCGGAATACAAAGCCCTCACCGACAAAGACCCCAACCGTCTATACATCATCAGGTAGGCGCAAACATGACCATCATTGACAAAACAGCAATCACAGCAGCATACCTAGGTGAAACGCCAATATATAAAATCCTCGACGGGAAAAACAACCTCATCTTCCAAGACGTCAAAATAGAAACCTACGCCAAAGACGGGCTCATACACCCACCAACATTCGCCAAAACAGCATCCTTTTACATTCAAGGCGCCGGCGGGGGTGGTAAAGGCGGCTTCGCTTTCCCCACCTCACGATCATACGTTGGACAAGGCGGACAAGTAGGCGGTTACCGGGAAATCCTAAACCAACCAATAGAAGACGTCTGGCGGACCGAAGGTTTACAAATCAAAATCGGCAAAGGCGGAGAAGGCGGCACCCCCAGGGACGTCCAAAACTCCCCTAACGGACAAGATGGGGGCTGGACAGGGGTAAAACTCAAAAAAAGTGAAGGATTCTACGCCGCCGCCGGCGGTAAAGGCGGAACCGAACACTATGTTGAAAACAGCTATATCCCCGACCGTGTAAACGAACTTGGACAACTAGTATGCGGTGGAAGCTCAACAATAAAACACATCACCGTCCCAAGGACTTTTAATCCGACACATAATATTTTCCCCGCAACAGGCGGAAAACTGGTGTATAACCACACAGCCCGGGGTTTTTTCCGATTCTCTTCAGAAACCGGGGATCGTATCATCGGGAGCGTTGACGGACTCGCCGGAGGGGGTGGTAGTGGCGGCTCCCGCGGCGGGTACGGGAAGACAGTAGTCACCGGCGGTAAAGGCGGTGACGGTTGGATTATTGTTGTTTGGATACCGTAAACTACAAGTAACGCCACACTAACAAGAAAGGCCCTAAATTGTCTGAACAAAAACGTGGACGGCTTGTTGTTGTCGATGATGACGGCAACATCATTGATGATGCCCCCCAAAGCCAGCCAGAACCGGCCACGCCACCGCAAAACATTGAAGAAGTTGAGGTCCCCAAGGAAACCAAAAAGTTCGATCTGAACTTTGAAGATTTTTATGAAGAAGCCCGCGAACTAGATAAAAAAGCAGGCTTCGCCACAGAACCCCTAAGCTTCATCATCCCTAAAAAACTGTCCGGCACCGGACAGGATGAAATTTTCGAAGTGTACCCACCAACCGCGGGACAGCTCGCCACAATCTCAACGCTGAACCCTGAAGATTTCGTCTCCATCCTCGCGGTACTTTTCATCAAGGAATCCAAAGAACCAAACGGGGAACCTGACACCAGCGAATACGAGCGATTCCTGCGTTGCTTGGATCACATGCCAACGAGCATCTTCATGGTTTTCATGGAAAAGTTTGTTGCCTGGTGGGCACCCAACGCCGCTAATATGCCCGCAGCACTCCCAAAATCAGTGAAATCTATTCCTTATGCCAGGAATTTGGCGCAGAATTATACCTAGACTACCTAGAGTACGGGGTAGAAATCACCGATTTTTTCCGCGGCAGAAGGTCCTGGAAACAATTCTGGGTGCTATTTAAAGACCTACCCCCCCACTCGCGGACAAAAAGTAAAATGCTAGCAAACCGCGAGGTAGCAGCCTATGAAGTCACCCAACTATCCGACGAGGAAATCAAGGAATCCATTCTTGACGGCAGTCAGCCCGCGGAAGACCGCGAACTTCCACTTTGTGGCTACACGCCGCTTATGGCGAAACTTGATGATGTGGTGGATCACCTCATCATCAGCCGTGAATCCATGGCCCGAATGTTCGGGAAAAAAGACAAAAGCAAAGTAAAACTCACAAAACGTCCCAAGACCGCCTACCAAATTGAACTGGAAAAACGCCAGTTAGAATATGAAAGGGAAGCTTATAATTCCACCCTTGCGGCGTTCGGTCTTTAGTAAAAATCTAATCCGTGGGGGTCGGGTTAGATTTTTTACTTAAAGGAGGGTTGTTTTGGCTAGCGGCTACATGATTGGCGAAGCCTATATTCGCATCTTCCCTAACGCCAAGAACTTTCACAACAAACTCAAATCCGAGGTTCAACGAGAATCCAAAGGGATTGATGTTAACGTTCCTGTTGAACTTGAGGACGAAAAGTTTAAAAAGCAGTGGGATGAGTTCAAGCGTCGGGTCAAAGCGGAGGCAGAAAAAACTTCCGCGCAAATCAAACTAGACCTTGATACAACAAAAGCCCGGCGCCAGGTTGAACGGTTCGTCAGGGAGGTGAAAAAACAAGATGCCACCATTGACCTGTTTGTGAAGTTCCAGAAGGAAAGCTTGGAAAAAGCTGGGGAGAAAATCGAACGGTTTAAGAAGAAGCATGAGAAGCTCCGCACCGCGGTACAAGTGAACACGGCGCGGGCAAGCAAGGAACTTTCGGCGTGGCGTCGCACTGAAGCGGGTAAAGCTGTAGTGCAGACGGTTATTGCTAAACATGTCGGGGCTAAAGTTCCAGTATCTAACCCGTTTACTAGTGCGGCAAAGAATGCCCAGAAAGAAGCCCTCAACGCCCTAAACTTCGTGCCGCGGCTACTTGCCAAGGCCAATGAACAATTCGATGCTGGTATCCGTCAAATCTATGATCCGTACGTTCACCTGGCGGAATCCATGTACAAGGCGGGACTTAAGCCGTTCCAACTGTTCCGCGACCAGGTTTGGAACAACTCCAAAACCATGGAAGAGTTCCTGGAGAAAACCAAGATCGCGGCGCTTTTGGCGTGGGACAAAATGTTCCCCAAAGACAAGGTGAAGCAGGCCACTGATTTCATTACCACACAGTTTGATTCAATGCGGGTGAAGGTTTCCAATATTTGGGAGGCCATTTTCAATCGCGGACCCCCGAAGATGGATTGGCTGAAGAATCTGGGGGGTGGGGCCATTGAAGGTCTTAAGGGGAAGTTCGCGGGGATCAAGGATATTTTCAAGAGTGGGAATTTCCAGATTCTCCCGAACTTTGATGTGAGTTTGAAGACTCTTGAGGGTCAACTAAAGTCCTTTGTGAGCAATGTCACAGGGTCTGTGTCGGGGGCCGTCAGCACCCTAGGGTCAAAAACCACTGCGGCATTCACCAACATTGGCAACAAAGCCGGCAACTTACTTACCCCAATCAAAACCAAACTCACCGCGGCAATCGCCCCAATCAGCGGGCAAATCACAACAGCACTCGCCCCCGTCACCACAAAAATTCGCGGCATGTTCGGCCGGGGGCTCATCCAAGCCCGGCACCTCATCCCGGATTTAGGGCCGGCAGCTGCCCGGGCACATCGAGTCTTCACGGCACTGGGTGCCGCCGGTCGAACTGCATTCCGCCCCGTTGCAGCCCTAGGACGTGGCATCCGCGGAAGTTTTCACGCCGCTGCCAGTGGGGCTGGGTTCTTAGCCCGCGGCATTCGCAGCCTCACCGGCCGGTTCGCCGCGTTCGCATTCCGGTCAACCGCGGTATTTAGCGTTATGAAACGCGGATTCAGCCGTATTGGCGACTACGCCGTCGGCGGCATGCGTGTGGCCATTGGCATGTTCATGAAGATGGGGGGCATCCTGCTTCAAGCCATCATGCCAGCCCTAGGTGCCATAGCGGCTGGCTTCGCTGCCCTAGGCGGGCAAGCCCTCATCGGCACCGTCCTAGCCCTAGGTGGGGCAGTAGCCAGTGTGGCCACCGCAGCAGCAGCCCTCGCCCCCGCATTCCTGGCAGCAGCCGGCGTCAGCTTTGCCGCGCTCAAAATCGGCCTCGAAGGCGTCAAAGAAGGCGTTAAAGCAGCATTCAGTGCCGAAACCGCAGAAGAGTTTGAAAAAGCCATTGAAAAACTTCCCCCGGCGGCACAAAACATAGCGCGAACATTCCGCGAATTTCAACCCCAAATCAAAGCAATGAAGGAAGCCGTCCAAGGCAACCTGCTCGCTGATTTAGGCCCCGGGATTCAATCCGCGATGAACAACCTGCTGCCCACATTCTCCACCGGGCTGCAAAACATTGCCACCCAGTGGAACGGTGCACTAAAAATGGCGTTCGCGGAACTATCTTCCCCGCGGGCACAGCAAGGCCTTTCCGCGGTCATGGACGGGGCAAACCAAATGGCCGCGAATATGCAGCCGGTCATCTCCAACCTGCTAGCCGCAGCCGGGTCACTTGCTGAACAAGGCAGCAAATACCTAGGCTCCATCGGCACCGCCATCAGCAACATGACCGCCGGCTGGGTGGAAAAAGTCGAATCCCTAAAACAAGTAGACGCATCTACAGGCCTATCCAAATTCGACACCATCATCCAAAACGCGAAAACCAATCTCGGTTTCCTGAAACAAATCCTCGACGGGTTATTCGGCACCCTAGGTAACCTGCTGAAAGCCGCAGAAGTAGGCGGCGGTGGGTTCCTCAACATGATGGCCACCGCACTGCAATCCCTTAAGGCCGCCACTGCGGAGGGTACTGAAGGTTTCAAAAACATTGTGACCTTTATGCAAGCTTCCGCATCAGCAGCTAGCCTGTTAGGGCAAGCTATAGGCCCAGTGCTCAGTATTGTGGCCCAGGTTGCGGCAGCCCTCGCTACTGTTGCGGCAACAGCAATGCCAGGTGTCTTAGCGGTGCTAGAAGCCGTCAAAACCGCCATCCAGCCAATTTTTGATGTCGCGGGCAAAGTCGGTACAGCGCTAGGGGAAGCTCTTCAAGCTGTTGCCCCCGCAATATCTCAACTAGGTGCTGCCATAGCTCCCCTGCTTGAAGGGCTAGCACTTGGTATTAAAGCCATGTTTGAGGCTGTAGGCCCAGCCCTCACATCCCTGATCGCGTCCATTGGCCCTGCTATGGAGGCTCTTAAACCAGTATTTGAAACCGTTGGCAAAGCACTTGGTGATATTTTCGCGGCCCTAGGCCCAATCCTAGAGTCCACCATAAATATGATTAAAGCGTTCTCGCCAATCCTGGATCAAATCTTCAAATACATTGGCGAAATCGCTACAGAGATTATTAACGGCCTAGCCCCACTGTTCACCGGGCACGATTCCGTGCTTATCAAGTTTGTGGACTCCCTCAAACCCCTAGTAGACGTTTTAGGGCAAGGCTTGCTTAGCGCAATCCAAGCGTTACAGCCGGCAATCCCCCCAGTGATTGACGCTTTCAACAAGATTCTGGAATCACTCATGCCGTTGATGCCCACCATTACCGATGTGGTGCGGGTCATTGTTGACGGCCTAGTCACAGCCCTACGTGACTGGCTGGTCCCAATGTTTGTTGTTGTGGTGAAAAACATCATGGCTTTTGCCTTACCAATCATCGACTATCTAGTCCCAATCCTGAAAGTTCTTATCCAGATTGTGATTGGGGTAGCTGACGTTCTCATTAGCGCGTTCAGCACCGCGATGAAATTTATCATGCCGCTTGTGCAAGCCGTAGGGGCTGTTATCCAATGGCTAGGCGATATCATCGACCGTGTTATCAAAACTTTTATCGCCCCAATCATTGAAGGTTTCAAAACCCACATTCAAGAAGTCTTCGGGGTTATAATCTCCCTCATCAAAGGTGATTTCAGCGGTGCGTTGGACCACCTCAAAAACATTTTCAAAAACGTTGTCGACACCATCAAAACGATTTGGGAAAAACTCAAAGAATACTTCGGAACCCCGATTAAATTCTTCATTGATGTTGTCGTCAACAAAGCCATCGTCGATGGCTGGAACTGGATTTCCGACAAATTCCTCGGCGGCAAACTCGCCAAACTCGAACACATGCCATACCCCAGCGGCCTGAAATACGCAACCGGTGGCATTCTTCCTGGTTACACCCCTGGCCGTGACCCACACAAGTTCTACAGCCCAACCGGCGGCAGCATTGCCCTCTCCGGCGGAGAAGCCATCCTACGGCCTGAAGCCACCCGTGCCTTCGGCCCGAAATCCATTGACGCCATCAACAAGGCGGCCCGCGACCACGGTGTGAAAGGCGTGCGACGCCTCATCGGGGAAGGCGCACAATACAAAGACGGCGGCATGATTGATGAAAAAATCCACCGCGTCCTAGAAGAACTCAAACCAGAACACGGCAAACCCTACCAGTACGGCGGCACCGGCAACCCCAGCTGGGACTGCTCCGGCCTATGGTCCGGCATTGTGCAAGCCCTCAACGGAGGAAACCTCCGCGGCGGTCGTATCTTCAACACCGAATCACGGTTTGAAAACTACGGGTTCGAACCAGGGCTCAAAGGCCGTGTGACCATTGGTGTGCTATCCGGCAAAGGCGGCGGAGAGAACGGGCACATGGCCGGCACCATTGACGGCATGAACCTCGAATCCTCCGGCGATAACGGTGTGCAAATCGGCGGCCGAGCCCGCGGGTCCGACAACTCCCTATTCAACCACACCTACACGCTGACAGAATTTTTAGGCAAATTTGTTTCTGGCGGCGGCGGCGGGGCAAGTTTCCTGTCCATCCTTATCAGCGGGGTGAAGAAATTCCTGGATGGGTTGCTCAAACCCATCAAAGACAAGATGACCGGTGACGGTGAGCACGGCAGCGGCACCTTCGGACGCCTCATCCCCGGGGTGGCGGAGAAACTTTTCGACGCCACTATTGACTTCATCATGTCCAAGCTGCCAGAATTCGCCCCAGCTGGTGATAGTGGCAGCGGCGGTGGTGGGGATGTTGAACACTATCGTCCCCTGGTTGAACACATCCTGGAATCCAAGGGCCTACCAAAATCCCTCGCAAACAGTCTGCTGCGTCGCATGAACCAAGAATCCAGCGGCAACCCCCGCGCGGTCAATGGTTGGGATTCCAACGCGGCCGCAGGTAACCCATCCAAGGGTTTGATGCAGGTTATTGACCCCACATTCCAGGCCTACAAAGATCCAGGCTACGACGATATTTGGGACCCAGAAGCCAACATTCGTGCATCCATCAACTACGCGATCGCCCGCTACGGCAGCTTACCCGCGGCCTACGATCGTGCCGGCGGCTACGACTCCGGTGGTGAAGCCCACGGCACAGGCTACATGCCGAAATACACATTGCGGCCAGAACGTGTTTTGTCCCCAGGGCAAACCAAAGCGTTCAACCGGTTTGTGTATGATTTCTTACCTGAACTCATTCAGTCCTATAAGAAAGATCCAAAGCGGATCCAAAACGCGGTCAAGGACATCACCAAAGAACTGCGTATCATCAACACTAACCTGTTGAAAGAGCGCGATAAGCGGATCGACAAGTGGTCCGAATGGGTAGCTGAAGACTTCCGCCAGCAGGAAAAAGGAACAAAGAAACTCAACAAGATTGACATGTCAATCTTCAACGAGAAGTGGTGGAAGAACAACACCAAGGACGGCGACCCCGACAAGCTCATTAATGCGTTGGAAAAATACGCCGACAAAAACGGTGAAAAAATCAAAACCAACGTCAACAAAGCCGCAAAAGACGTCGGCACCGTTCTTGAAGACCCCCACGGCTACCTGAAAGCCGAGGAAGTCGCCCGCGAACGAGTCGAAAAAGAAAAGGAAGAAGCCGAAAAGAAAGCGGAAGAGCAGCGCCAAGACAAAGAACGCGAAGCACAGCGCGACGCGCAAGAACTCAAGGCTGACCAACGCCGCGAAGACAATAAAAAGAAGAAGGAGGAGCGCGCCGAAGAACGCAAGAAGAAGAACGAGAAAAAGAAGAAAGAACTCAAAGCCGCAAAAACGGACGCTGAAAAGAAAGCGATCGAGGCGCGGTACAAGAAGGAAGAAGAAGAAGCTTCCGACGCCGAATACGAGCACAAGAAGCAAGAGAAACGGGAGGAACAACACCAGAAAGACCTAGACAAGAAAGAACAGAAAAAGCTCAAGGAAGAGCAGAAAGAACGCGACAAGAAACTCCAGGAGGAAATTAACAAGAAGAAAGAATCCGGCGAATATTACTACGGCTATAAGGTTCTCAAGGAAGACGGTAGTAACCCGGATGCTTACAAAGAGTCCGACAACGACAAGTTCGCTTCTGACACCGGTGATGCAGTAGCTGGCAAATTTGACTTAAGCGGAATCACACAAAAGCTCCGAAACCGCTACCAACAAGGCAAACAGCTAGAAGCTGGTATTAACCTTACCCTACCAAGCTGGTATGCGGCCCTCAACGGCGACACCAGCGGCCTGCGACATAACGTTGCGGCGGCTTCAGCCATGACCTATGATGAAGCCGAATCCAACCTGCGTTCCTACGGGCCAGAAGCATTAGCGGGCCTGCTAGAATTTGGGTTGAGCGGCGCTTCAACCCGGCGCGCAACCAGTGCCGGGCCGCTCATCCAAAACGCCTACCTTGGCATGACCCAAGCGGAAATGATCCAAGGCTTAAGCAAGTACGACGCGATGCGGGCCCGGCGCGGAAGCGGCACCAGGCGGTGATAAAACAGTAGGAGGTCAGATGGTTTGGAAAGACAGTGTAATGGTGGTGTACCAGGGCCCACCACGGTGGGACGGCACCAAATGGGTCAATGGGGACCGGTTCCGACTATCTGGCTTCCCCCGCGGAGAACGCATCCAAGATGGCGTGGAACTAGCCCGCGGCCTAAGCGGGCTGGATCGCAGCACCGACGAGTACCGGATTGACACCGGGGCGAACACACCCGGCGGGGACCTTGTGGCGGTTTCCACCGGTCGCCGCGAAGTCAGCGGACAAATCAATATCCTCGGGAGTTCTCCCGCTGAATTGCGGAAACACTACCGCAAATGGTGGCGGAACCACCCAGAAAAAGAAAAAGGACGGCTTTGGTTCTACACCCGCGAAGGCGAACCGCGGTATTTGTCGGTAGTGAAAACTGAAGGTGCGGGGCTTTTCACCAATGAACAAGACCCGGCACTTTTAAACCGAGTAACCTCCATGCCGTGGGGTTGGGTGTCAGACTACCCCTACTTTTATGGTTTCCGCACCAGCCACGATTTACGGCACACCGGGGACGGGCATTTCAATGCCGTATTCTACAACCCCTCCACTGTCCCTGAAATATATCCTGACCTGTATCTACCCGGTGGTGGTAAATTCCAACTATCCCTAGGGTACGGACAACCTTATTTTCAAACCAGACCAATCCCCCGCGGGTCAGTTGCGAAAATCAGTTTTGACCCACGCAAACGAACCTATGTAGAAAAAGACAGCCATGGAAACTACACGAATCTGTGGCCACTCATGTTAGGCCGCAGGCCAAAAATCAGTCTAGAGCCAGAGACGCGGAATAAGTTCACTGTGACGTTAATGGAATGGACAAACGGCAATGACCAACGCCTCGATGGCGACCCGAAAATCGTATACACACCGGAGTTTATGTCATGGGTTTAACAGCAAAACCAGGGTACGAATCCACAGTTAAAAACGGCTACCAGTTTGAGATTGAGGTATTCACCGGGGATGGTGTTTACCTAGGTGAAATTGGTGACTATGATGACCTACAAATTGAGTTTTCCAGCGAAATCACCGACTACGATATTGGTTCTTTTGCCATACCATCCACATCAATCTGGTCACAGTTTTTCAACAATATTCAAGGACAAATTGTTCTCATTCACATTCTCATCAGTGATGATGAAGGGGTTTGCAAAAAATGGACAGGCCGAGTAGATGACGTGCAATACGGCGCGGAATGGTCCCCAACAAAAACCACAGTCAATATTATTTCCGATAAGGTTTGGTACAAACACATTATCTGTTGGTCGGCGCCGTTCTCACCCATTGGGGTGCAAGCCCCGAAACGGCGGGTGAAAACAGGCCCCGCTATCTCCCAGATGAAACAATTCATCATTGACAATCTTATCCGCATTCAAGCCCCACACCTCAATGGTTTTCAGCAGGCTAGATTGTCTACCTACAATAACAACCCCGGCGAGTTTCCCAATGTGAAAGACATCATGACCCCGGTGGTAATGCCTAGTATCTCTGACCAGGTGGACACTAGCCCAGTGGTAGCGCTCATGGCCCAAATGACCCCGGCAGATGAGCTTTGCCACGAAGTGTGCAAAGACTACAACCTGCTCCCCACTGCGGAAATGATTGTGCCAGGCCGTGACCCAAAACCAGACTGGTACACTGGCAGTCTTGATAAACCTCTGGTGGTACTGGATATTAAGGACAAGGATTTATCCCGCACCAGGTCACAATGGCAACCCAAATGGAAAGCGTTAAGTAAAGAAGCCCTGGTGTTTGTGCGCGGCTTGTTCGGCCGGTATGACGCCCCACCCCCAACCCTTATTAAAGTCAGCAATACAGAACAACTCAAGCAGTTCTTCGGTGACAATCCAACTACTGACCCATGGGTGATTTTCCGCCGCTCCCACGAACACTGGGGGAAATATTCTTACCGGATTGTTGCCCCCCGCGCGGTCAAAAGTATTGCTGGTGGTAAATCCCAAGACTTCCTCAACAAAGGCATCAGTCTACTTATTAACACCGCAATCAAAGGCGCCCTGTCCATGATCGGGTTGTCGTTCATCGGGGACATCATCACCGGGGAACTCGACGATATCCTACTTGCCTATCAAGTTGCTGATGACACATTTATGCGGGAAAACCTAGGGAAATTTGCTCTACCGGAGTCCTACGATGGGAAAGGGGTTACCGCTTACAGTTTCGATTCCACACAAGCTCTGCGGACTGGCCGGATCGAAAACCTAGGCTTCTATGTCGGTGAGTTCACCGGCGGGTTGTCCGCGTTCAAACCGTTTCGAATCTTCCGGGATTTTGACCTGCTTGACCCTATAGGTTGGGAATCTGACGACGGGGAAACCATTTATACTGAACGCATAAAGAAAATCACAGTGCAGCACAACCGCGGCAACGAGCCACAGTTCGAAATTAATGTTGGAAGGAACGAACGAATGGATGACCCAATGGAACTCACACAGCGGCAACAAGCGCGGTTTAGTGTGGCAATTAAAGCAGCTTTTAACGTGGATTAAGGAGTAAAACATGCCGAATAATCTTAGCGACCTACTAGTCCGCTTGCGGTTTTATACCGAGGGGGATGGGTTGGATTTTGAAAAAACCCGGCGCGCTGCCTTTGTGGTGGAAGACGGTTATGGGGAGCTACCGCTACCTTCGGGGCAGAAAGGCGACAAGGGGGACACGGGAGACCCAGGCCCCGCTTTGTACCCAGATTTGGTGATGGGTGGGTCCGATAGTGAGGCCCTTAAAGCCCTGCAGAAGCGTTCCGCGGCGTGGAAAACTGACCCCACAGAATCCCGGTTTTTCGTTATCAACCGGGACACAAAAACAGGATTCTTCTACACCCGCGGTGGCTGGACGATCATTCGGAACCTTTTTGGGGCTAATTCTGAAATTACCCCCGGTGAGTTCCAGCAACCAGTCACATATAAGAATGTGGCGACAGAACCGGAGAAACCAACTGATGGGGTAGTGGTTTTTGCCCAAGGCGGCAAGCTATTTATGAAGAACCCTGCGGGTGAGAAGAAACAGTTGGGCTAATGTCGAATCGTACGCGAAATCACCCACACTGGAATGATGACCCTTGGGACTCCGCAGCGAGAACTGCGAGTCAGGGCAATGTTGGGATTGACATTGGTAAATACGATCTTTCAGCCTTGGGGAATGGCAATGTTCAAGACATCGACTTAACCTATAAGGATCGAGAACTCCGTGATGACCCAAATAGGCGAAACAACCCGATTTACAGGTTATTTAAAACCATTTCTGATCGGTTGTCAGCATTCCGTGATGAGGTGTTGAAACGTTTCATCAGGGAGCGGGAGGACACCGAAAAGGCGGTTTTGGCTGCGAAAAACCAGTTCAATGATCGCCAGTCCAAGTACGCCGCGGCCCTCGATGCGGCACAATCCTATGGTTCCTGGACGATTGAAAAGCAGTTTGACCAACAGTGGTATGAGGAAACGTATTTTTGGATTTTCACTAAATATAAACCCAAGTGGGGGATTGTGCCAGTGTGGCATGGAGGTCAAGTGGGACCAGCAAAAAACTGCCATATTGATAGTGGCATTATTGTTTTAGACCAACCTGGCCTGTGGCGATACAATATCAGGCTATTGGTTACTGAACAGAATTTGAGTACTCCGCCTGGGATGGGTGATTGGCCAAAAAACTATATCAGTGACAAGGATGATTCAGACACATGGATTCGCGTTGAGGTGTGGCGTGCGGATGCTAGCTTGCAGGATATTGATAGCGATGATACTTCCAAGATTATCTCGCGGCAGACAGAACAGTTTGGACAGAAACAATCACAACTCACGGCAAGTTTTGCGCCAATAGTGCACACTGCTCATTGTGACGGAACTGTGTTTTTGGATAGCAATATGGCGGGCCAGCGGGGGGCTAAGCTGGTTGTGAAGGTGTGGGGTGCGCTTGTGCACGCCGGTGCTGAATCAACCCGCGTGACGGTAGACATGTTAGATACCAGTCATTTGGTGCCTAAATCATTGAAAGAAGGTGGCGCATAGTGCTGTCGCATGCGGAAGAATTAGCGGGGGCCAAAGCAAACGTTGAGCGGTTAAAGCAAGCTATCAAGGATTTTAACCCTGATACCCCGTTGGGGCAGTCGTGGCCACTGGCGCAGCGGAAGCTTTCACTGAAAGCAGCGGAGGCGTTTTTGGAGAATTGTCAAACCCCGGAAGGGCCTTGGTATTAGTAGTGGTAAACTACTAATTAAAGCATAACAGTGACGAAATAAAGGAAGGGGAAAGGTTGAATCTAGACGCCTATAATTTCAGTTTCAACTCGCGTGCACCGGTTGAATACAAACCGTTTCTTGAGGACGCAATGATTCAAGCAGGGGTCACCACAAAAGACCGCGCGGCAGCGTTCTTGGCAACTGTTGGCCACGAATCCGGGGACCTGTACTACCTGGAAGAAATTGCCGACGGCAGCGACTACAATGGTCGCGCCGATCTGGGTAACTTCTATGCAGGTGACGGCCCCCGGTATAAAGGCCGCGGTTTCATCCAACTAACCGGTCGCAACAACTACGCTGCCTTCGGTAAATGGTGCGTAAGCAAAGGTCTCACCAGCGATGAAGACCTGTTTATCAACCAGCCGGAGCTAGTGGCCCAGCCTCGTTGGGCTGCCCTGTCAGCCGCTTACTATTGGTCTAACACTCGCCGCAGCTACAACGGTACCCCAGAGTCCATTAACGACTACGCGGACCGCAGGGATTTTGTCAGCGTCACCAAAGCGGTTAATGGTGGACTCAATGGCTGGGATGACCGCAACGAACGCTACCAGTCTTTCTACAACTACGCAGGGGATATTCTGCCAGGGGATAATGTGAACAGCGAACCAGAAGAAGTCGAACTACAACTCGATTACCCGCGGGATAATGTTGTCCAGGACACCTACTACAATTGCGGCCCAGCAGCCAGCCAAACCGTAATCCTAGCAGCCACCGGCAACCTAATTGGCGAATTTGAGCTAGGCGGCATGCTCGGTACCACCGTAAACGGTACTGACTACATTGGTCAGTTTCCCCCGGTGCTCAATTCTTACATCAATGGGGCCAAGTACACCTACCGGGACCTGCCGAACTACCCCAGTGGGGACCTAAAGGAACAGGTTTGGAAGGATATTTCCCGCAGTGTCCGCGCGGGGCACGGCGTGATCGCTAACATTGTTGCCCCACCAGACAATTATCCTCGCGGTACCCGCGGCAGCATCAGCCCCGCCTACGGTGGCGGCACAATCTACCACTACATCGCGGTCATGGGTGTTTGCCCAGGCGAGGGCCGCCACGTGTGGATCGCAGATAGCGGTTTTAGCCCATACGGGTATTGGATGAGCTTTGACCAACTCTGCACCCTTATTCCACCGAAGGGATACGCATACAGCACTTCTGAACCTGTTATCCAAAACTCGAACAAGGAGGTTATTTTGTTCGGACCAGACCAAATCGGCGCCTTACACGAGGCAAAAATGAACACCCGTGAAATCTTGGACATTCTCAAGAGTGTTCAGCGGGACACCAGCTTAATCCTTGACCAGCTGGTAGGCCCGGAGCGGAAAGACGGCAACCGCACTTTCAGCGGCTGGTCAAAGACAGCCACGTGGAACGGGACGAACGGTAAGACGTTCGTTGAGTACACCACCGGCCTGCTGGAGCAGCTAAAGCCGCTCTCTGCGAAAGGGGAGAAGTAATTGAACACGTTCCAACTCTCACCTGGCGTCCGCAAGGGTATTTACATGGTGGCAGCCTTGTGTATGTCAGCAGCCGCGGCGCTAGGGTTCATTGACGCAAACACAGCTGGGAATTTCATGTCCGGTTTCGCCCCCGTTCTTGAGGGCTCCGCCGGGCTGCTTAGCATCTTTTCGCTAATTATGGCCACACTCAAAACCCACGCGGACAGCGATGTTTCCCGCTTCGATGTGGAAAAGGAGGTTGCCGAACGCATGGAAGCGTACACCAGTACCCTCCATGACCAGATGGTGTCTGTGGCAAAAAGCGCAGCCTCTGAAGCATTGCAAAACATTGACCCGAACAAGTTTCTCCCCGCGGACTACAACCCGCGGCACGAACTAGTGGTCAATAACATGCTGGAATACTACAAAACCCACGGCAGCGAATAACCACTACTAACCAACTTTAAGGAAAGGCGGTGGTTTCCGCATGCTTACCAGCCTCGAACCCCATGTGGCACAAATGGTTGGGACGGTGGTGGTCGCCGTTCTTTCCGCAGCCAGTGGGGTTGCCGGGGCAATGCTCACAACCCGCGCAGAGAAAAGCAAGATTGAGGAAGCGAAAGCTGAAACGGAACGAGAAAAAGCTATAGATAACCTCAGCTACCTGCTAAAACAGTTAGACGGGGCAGTGGATCGAAACAAGGATTTAGAAGCCCAAAACATTGAGCTTTACAACGAAATTTTCGATCTGAAAAACCAGCTTATATCCATGGCCTATCTTGTTGCCTACATTCAGGTGTTGCGTGAACTTTGGCGAGAACCCCCGCGGTTGCCGGACATGCCGGACATTGTGAGAAACGCCCTGGAAAGGTTTAAGAACTAGATAAACCCCGACAGCACGAAAGGTTCTAGAAAGAGCTGTCGGGGTTTATCATTAATCTATCCCGACAACAATATTAGCACCATGGGGTAAGAACGTCAAGTTATTGACGAAGCCGCAGGTTCATGTACTTATATGTCCGTTTACCGTTGACCATACACCTGGTTGTTTCCACACCCAAAGCACGGAGCATCTTCTTGAATTTCCGCAGGTTCGTCAGTGGCGTTGTAGATAACCCATTAGCGTGCACCCAACGGTTCCACGCTTGCGTAATATCGGATTCGTAAACGAAGGTCTCTTCTTCCGCCACATTTCCGAACTCGTCCACTTCGGGTTCTTCATCCATGGTGATTTCACACATTTCTTCAATAAAGTCAGTGTAGTAGTTTGCACCTTGCGAAATAGCCTTAGTGGAAGTCTTAATAGCAGCCGGCCAGGTGTCATCAGATAAGCCTTCGGCCAGGTACATTTCCAAACCCTCCATGAGCCACGCCAGGATAGCCGGCAACACCTCAGGGTTGTTGACAATATCATCCTCGAACTTCACCATCCCACCGCGGTGTTGGCGGGTGAACGGGATTGTGCACATGCGCCGTAGAGTTGCCGCGTCAGCATCGGGAATACACGGCGGGGTGTTCGTAGCGGCATACAAGGTGAACTGTAATTGGCCCTCCACGACGTTCTGTGAGTGCGGAAGACGCAGGGAGGTACTATCGTTACCCGTAGCCCGTTTCAAGGCGTCAGCGGACAAATTAGACCGTTCCCCGAGCTCGGAAAGAATCACGGCACGGCGGTTCATGGAAAGCAATAATTCTGCATTCGGTGCCCCAGTGTCTTGTCCAAATACTTTCTGCGCGGACAAGGGACCCGCGTAATCACCTAAAGCCGCGGCAACAGCTTGCAGCAGTGTGGTTTTACCAGTGTCAGATTCACCATGGAAGATAAAAAGCAGTTTTTCTGGGTTGCCGGAAATAAGGGAATAGCCTAAGCATTTCTGGGTGAAACGGCGTAATTCCTCATCAGGAATGAAGTTTTGTAAGTACTTTTCAAAAGCCGGGTGTTTCGCCCCAGGGATGTACTCACAAGCGGTGGACATGGAAAGCCGGTCTTCCGGCACACTGTCACGGATAACCATTTTACCGCGGGAAAGATCTAAAGTTTTCGCCCCGCCAAGGCCCACAAGACCCTTTTTAGTATCAAAATGGGTGATATCAACATGGTGCCCCGGCATGGCGTGCATCTGGGCTAAGATGGCCCGCTGTTGTGAAGTGGTGGCAGTCTTATTTGCTAGCTTGGTTAAATATTTAATCTCTTCATCAACGTTTTCTAGCCAATCAGTTTCCGGCTTAGTCATTTCCCCACCCTCGGAAACCCGCTTATTAATAACATCCCGAAGCTTCCGCAGCCGGTCGCGTTCAGCTTTTAACCGCTGGCTAGTAGCCTCATACACGATTCGAAGCGCACGGTCTTTGTACATGAAGTCGGAATACCGCATGGTTTCAGTGTTGAGCAGCACAAATTCGCGGCTGCCACCTTCGGCACATGCTAGGAAGCGGGTCCCCCAATAGTCAGAAACCATTTCCGCAAAACCAACGTCGTTAGCGTCATACTTGCGCCAATCAATAATTGGCGGGTCGGTAATCGCCATATCTTCTAATTCGGCCTGTACGGCCGCGACGTTCTCCATAGGAGTGTTGGTTACTGCTTTTTCACTCAATTTCTGCATCTTCTCCGCGATCTCGCCCGGATTCACGATGTGGATTTTACCAGATTCCACATCCGCGGAGATTTTCTCGATGTCCCCAATGATGGCGGAGTAAAACTCTTGTTTTGCAACCTCGGGTTCGCGGCGGCCGTCCCCAGTAACGGCGCGGAAGAAGTGATTTTCTAGTTTTTTGAGGGCTAGTTTGACGCCGGGTTCACCGTCCACCCCGTACATAATGATGTTATGTACGGCGTGCACCATGGTGTCGTGACCGTTGTTTGTGAGGTATTCTTTAAGACCCTGGCTGTCGCAGGCTTTTAACAGCCGTGGGGAAAGTGTGTCCGATCCGAAGTCGTAGAAGTTTTTCCGCATCCAGTCTACCGCGGTGCGGTATGCGGTGGCATGACTAGCGTTTTGGGAGATTGCACCAGGTTTCCGATCAGAAACCGTAGACTTCCCACCGTCGGAAAGATAGTCTACCCACGTTTGGGGGAGCAACGGTAAGTCCATTACGCTGGGAATTTCACAAATTTCTTTCCCCAAATACCACTGATATTGCAAATTATCGACAACACTAGGGTATACTAGTGCGTATCGGTGAGTTTTTTGTAGTAGGTCTACATCTGGACAAACCGCTGATTTCCATAGAAGACCCCGGGGGACCCGGTAGAACGAATGGCCCCCGGGGTTTTCCGCACCCCGACGACTAGACCGTGGATGGGACATACGATCAAGGGGGCCAAGCTTTTCTTCCAGTTCAGCAATACGGTCGGCGCCTTTTTTCCCGTTGTAGTGGTCAACATCAATACCGATGATGTCGAACGGCGTAACCCCGGTTTCCTGCTGCAATTTCGACATTTCCGCATCAGAATAGGTTTGCATGCGGATGGCCACATTATGGTCCCCACCAGACTGTCGTTCCCAAAAACCAAGAATCTGCTCTGGGGTGATATCTGCCACGCGGCCGGTAGTTTTCCGCGGCGGTGGGAACTTTTCACCAGCAGGGAGTGGCAAAGGCGCAGTAAAGCCTTTATTGAAGTACTCGGATACGATATCTGCAAGTTGGTCTTCAGTAATGCTAGTGGGGTTTGTCATGACTCTAGTTTACCTTTCCTGTCGTGTGGCCGCGTTTATAGGCTGCTTGTAAAAGATTTTCTCGTTGGATATCGGAGGTTGGGACAATTCGCATTCCCGCGTCGAAGATTCTAGCTCCCAAAACCCCGCCAATATCAACAATGTTGGCGGGGTCAACACCGAAGTGGTCTTCACCGGGATCAGTTGATCCACTGATGCGGAAAACTCCGAGAGAAAAGTCTTTTTCCAAGAGTTTTGCTACTTCTTGGAGGAATGAGATGGTTTGCTTCCTGTTAAGACAATTCTCTGGGGTCATTTAAAACCTTCTTTCGTTGCTCATTGATATTGCGAGTATACACCAGGTGGGGTCTTGGGGGTGATTTTACAGGCTAGTGTATAGGTTTTGGTAACTGGAATAGGGGCCAGAAAGCTTCCGCAACCAGGCAACAGCGTGCCGTAAACCGTCGCGGGCATGCCTGGTGTCAGAATTAGTTTTTTGTTTGAACCCCCACTTTTCTAGCCTTTCGTCTGTGCAGATGTTTTTTGCATCTGCGGGGGACTGGTATACCAGTTTCACTATTGGGGGGTATTCGAGGTGGGAGTCACATTGAACACGACTGATAATGGACGCAATGACACCTGACGCGATGCGGACGGGGGATAAGTATTCTGGTGAGCTATTCGCCTGCCTGGGGGTGAAATTTTCCATTACAAGCCAGATCACGGGGGGGCCATTGAACCCCCATGCATTGACGAGGATTGATTCGGCAATGTCTTGAATCATTTCGATTTCGTTGTCGCTTCGGTTGTCAGTGACGGAACCACTGTTACCGTAGGTGAATTGGTTTAGGGTGTAGGTAACACTTTCAACACTTGGGGTTTTGTCACCATCCCACCCTAGGATTGCGATTCCTGTGGTGACCCCCGGGTCTACACCAACAATATAGTTGTCGTAGGCGGGGAGGTAACGCTTAAACGTCGGCGGCATGAATCTTGTTTTCTGCCCGCAGCTTCAGGGTTTGGAGTTTCCCTTCGGGAACTTTCGGGGCATTCGACCGGTTACGGTTTTGATGAAATTCTTTAATGGTGGTTTTCCGCCAAAAAAAAGACTGTCCGATTTTGATTTCTGGTTGTGGCAGGAAGCCGGAGCTTTGGTACCGGCGGGTGGTGTTGAATGTAACACCGAGGATTTCTGATGCAGCCTTGACGTCGATGTAATCAATGCCGTGAACTTGGATTTCGTGGGGAGTGAATGGCTCTGCCATGACAATTCCTTTCTTGCTTGTTTGGATGGTTTCATTATAACTAGACTAGCACGTCAAAATCAACTTTTTTCAATATGATCTCTGACACCATGAGGCAATGAAACTCCGCGTTCGCCTGACCGGAAGCATAAACCCCCCAAATACCCTTATCATCAAAAGCCCGAAGCTGCTGCTCAACCCGCGGAAACACAAACCGGCTTACTGTCAAGCGGAATTCATTGCCGCACGGGTCAAGTGCAATTACCCGAGCCCGAGTAGACAAATCTGGCTGTTTCAAAGAATCCAACACTTCCTCGCGGGTAATGTTCTGGCGCTCCGCTAGGTCCGCGATCACATCAATATAGGTCACCCCTAACACTTGGCCTGCAAATTCACATTCCTGGCCATCATTTTTAGGGAGGTCCGCGGTGGTGAACGGGTTCACAGCCCACCTGGCACTTTTCGTCACCGTGACAGCAACACGGGAAGATAACGCCAAGTCAAATGGGTCAGCGGATTCACAAAATGCCTGACACCGTTGAACAGTTTTAGGCCCTAGCCCGCGGACGGCCTTTTGCAAGTCAGACCAACCCTTGACCTTGTGGCCAGCCATGTATTCTATGATATTCGCGGTAGTCTTCGCCCCTAGGCCCTTGATTTGTTTCAGCCCACCCATGACACCCCCTTGTTCGGGTACAGCGGTCCAATCAGGGCCACACACGGCAATATCTGGTGGGAGCGCCTTCACCCCGTGCTTCGCGGCGTCAAGCAACAACACCTTTTCGGGAGATACTTTCCCCTTCACATGCCCCTTGCCGCTGGCCACACGCAACGCTGCGACATAAAACTCTAGCGGGTAATAGGTTTTGAGCCACGCGCACCAGTACGCAATTGTTGTGTAGCTTACCGCGTGCGCGATATTAAACAGGTAGTTGGACGACGCCGCCATCCAATCCCACACCTGCCTGGCTAGTTTTTCGCTTACATTATGTCGCTTCATAGCCCCATCGCGGAACTTCACCCAGAAAGCCTCAAAAGCCCCGCCCTGTTGCTTCGCGCCGATAATCTTCCGAAGGCGACCAATCTCTTTATCTGACAAGCCCCCAAATTCTTTACCAATCCGCATCACCTGTTCCTGGTACACCAAACACCCGTTCGTATCAGCAAGCAATTTATCAATCACTGGATGGATAAGCCGCGGTTTTACCCCGTTCGCTACCTTGATATATTGCGCCGTCATGCCGCTAGTCATGGCACCAGGACGAGATAAAGCATTAATGTCGGACAGCACGCTAAAATTCGTCCTTTCCAGGCCCGTACAGACCTGTTTGACAATCTTCCGGGTAGTTGCACCTTCAAACTGAAAAATCCCCGTCAAATCGTCGTCAACCCACTTTTGTAGTACCTTAGGATCGTCAGGGGTGAGGCGGTAAATATCCTGAAGCGTCAAACCAGGCACCATGTCGATTACATCACCAACCAGAGTCATGGTTGAAAGCCCGAGACAATCCAGTTTTAACATATTGAGGTACGCAGCATCGCGTTTATCAAAGGCGATAATTTCGCTGTAGTCATCTTCCCCTGCCTTTTTGCGGCGGTAGATAGCGCACGTGTCCGAGATTTTCGTGTTCGACAGCACCATCCCCGCGGCATGTACCCCCATGGTTTTCTGATCGCCTTCCAAATCGAAAGCTAAAGCCCAGTCGGGGTGTTGTTGCACCATTTTTCTGCAAGGTTGAAACGCCGCCGCGGCGTCCTCCGCGGAATTAAATTCCCGCGGGGAGCCGTGCGGGGTATCACCGATAAACCCGGCGAATTGTTCCGCTTTCGCCAGGGGGATTCGCAATGCCCGGGCTGTGTCTTTCACCGCGGTTTTACCCCGATAGCGGTTGAAATTCCCAATGTTACCCACGTTTTCCTCCCCGTAAGTGGCCCTGGCGTAGTCGAAAATTTCCCCACGCCTAGAATCCTGGTAATCCGTGTCGATATCGGGTGCGTCTTCACGGCCTGGGTCAAGGAACCGCTCAAACAGCATATTGGGGTATAGCATCGGGTTGATTTCCGTGATTTGCAGTAGGTAACAAACCAAGCTGCCAGCGGCGGAGCCCCGGCCGGGACCAACCACAATCCCCTGGTCTTTAGCCCAGGAAATGATCTGTTGGTTGATGAGGAAGTAATCTGCGAAGCCTTTAGCCTGGATGACTCCAAACTCTTTATTGATCCGGGTTTTATATTCGTCGGAGTGTGCTTTGTAGTGAGCGGCAAACTCGGGGAAGTTGTGGAACCGGAACTGTAAACCGCGGAGTAATGCTTGTTTGAGCAGTTCTATCGCGGCGTGGTCGGTGCCGTCCTCATTGAAACTCACCCGGATGGGGTTAGTTTTTGGCAGGGTGACGTTACAACGGTCCGCAATAACCCGCGTGTTAGCAATAGCGATTTTAGCGTGCTCTTTGGAAACTTGAGCATCAACCAACCGCTGGGTGAGATATTCATCACTTTCAGGAAAAGTGCACTCTGATGCCTCATAGTCGCGGCCCTCCCCAACCTCATAAAATGTTTTCCCCCACCCTAAAGCGTTCGCCAACTGTTGCACTCGCCAACCACCAGGTTCATGGTAGTGGACGTCACATGTGGCCACAAGTGGAACCCCGGTTTTTCCCGATAATTCTTGCAGCCGTTCATTTAGGTAGCAGGTGCGGTCATAGTAGGAAAACGGCTGCAATTCCAGATAGTAGCGGTCCCCGTAACAGCGTTGAAAAGCATCAACAAGCCGTAAAGCTTTTTCAAACCGCTGCTGAAGTTCCAGCTTATCCACCCCCGCGGAAAGGTCTAGTTTTGGACCTAGACTTTTCCCGCCGGCAAGCAGGCAAGACAACCAACTATCCGCACAACCAGATAGGACGATTAGCCCGCTAGTGTCCGCTGGTTTGAGCAGATCGCGGGGGTTCACACTCATGGAACCCGCGAATGTTTCCCGCCACCCAGCGGACACTAGGCGGTTGAGTTGCCGATAGCCGTCCTGGTTCATGGCGAGCACAGTTTGGTGGAATTTAGCGCGGGTTTTCGGCAACGCCACGTACAATTCGCAGCCGAAAATCGGTTTAATCCCCGCCTTGGTTGCGGCTTGTTCCAGCTGAACATGGGATGATGTATTGCCGTGTTCAGTCAGTGCCAGGGCTGTCATACCTAGCTCTTTCACCCGGTCAACATGCTGTTGTGGGGTGCCGTGGCCGTCCTGGTTGGAGAATGAAGTGTGACCGTGGAGATTGATAAAACGCATAATAAATCGCCTTAAGTACGTGAAAACCCTAACAAAAACAGGTCCTGTTGGGGTTTACATGTTAGTTTTCCTGGAGTTCCCGGGTAATACTAATTACCCGGTTAAAGGTTTCCTTTTGGACTCCCCCCCAGCCAGTAATCATGTTTCCGCCGGGGAAGATGATTACCGGGGCCGCTGTAGCACCTGCTAAATGCAGGAAGTCAAGGTGCGCTTCTGCATCTAGTTCGGTAACATACCAGCCGTTTGGGAGCCCGCATTCGGAAATATAGTGCCGTGCCGCAACGCAAGCGGGGCAGTTTTCCTTCTTATAGAACTTGATTTCATGCCCCATGGTTTACTCCAGTCCTAAAGCCGCGTCGTCAATTTCGATGAATTCTTCTGAATTGTCATCGTCTTGTACGTCACTGTCAAGGATTTCACCTGGGTCAGTGGTGAAATTTTCAATCGCGTTTTCCGGCTCCGGGAAGTTTTCGGGCTCTTCTTCCACCGCAGGGGTACTGTCTTCAACCTGACTAGTGTATTTTTCTTCCGCAATAAGGGACTCGTTGCTACGGAAAATCCACTGAACGTTCGCGTAAGGCATACCGGTGGACTTGCTCACCTGGGTGGAAAGCTTCGACTGCACATCAATCATAATACCGGGGTGTAATTCCACCTCACCAATGCGGGTAACCACCGTGAAGTGTTTTTTCCCATCCCGCGTGGTCTCAACCTTGGTGCCGAGCCCGTTATCAGTGTCGGCCATTTGGAGGAAATCCACAACGCCGTACCGGCCAACCGTGACCTCGCGGACGAAATCATCAATGCTACCAACCCGAATGTCGAAGAAACGGTCGGTCGGGTCAAGTTCCAGGTCAAACCGGTTCCAGTAGGTGAAACCATTGAAATCAGCGGAGGGGTTCTTCTTGCCGCCGCGTTCTAGCGGTTCGTTGATCCGCATTTGCGCAATCATGACTGGTTTGTTGTTTTTGTCCGTGTCAACGGACAGGTTGATGAGTTCGGTACGGTAGCGGCCATTCGGCGGCGGGGGACCATCATAACCACCAATGTTCTTGGCGCGACGTGCGGCTTCGGCAACGGCTTTCAGGTCTAGTCGGAGGTTCAGTTTCATGATCTAGGCTTCCTTCTTAGTGGCAACGGGGTTTTCAATAGTGGCTTCGGATGCGTCAAGGAGCATTTGGGTGAATTTCCCCAGCGTCAAATTGTACGTGTAGTAGGGCTTTTTGAAAACCCCAACATTGTCGCGGGTGAGTTTCCCTTCCTGCGTTGCGGCGTCGAACCGGTGCAGGTTCTTGTACTCTTTGTCACGGATTTTCACTTTACCCTGAATGGTCAGGTGCATGACAATTTGCATGCGACTGCAAATGAGGGCTGCGAGTTTTCCGCGACCGCCTTCGATCATGGGGCCTAGTTCCGCGGTGCCTTGGGGGTTCCAAATCTCCATCTCGTGAGCTAGGAATAACACGTTGGCGTCACTGCCGACCAGGCGATCAACAATATACCGAAGGCGTTCTTGGTCCTCGTAGCGGAGCTGCTGGGTGCGGACGAACCGCCGCGGATTGGAGGCCTGGGTTTGGTAGGTGCTGGCCTGTTCGTGTTGTTCCGACACCATTTTCTGCAGGGTTGCTTGCACCCAGAGTTGCAGGGAGGTGATGGAGTCAACAATGATCCAGTCGAAATAGTCTGGCCGGTCTTCAATGTCGTTGAGGTAGCCTTCTAACTGCTCCCAGCTGGTGATTTTTGCCACGTTGGTTTGGCCACCACCGCGGGCCGCGGAGCCGATATTTTCGCCGGGGAATGATAGGATGAGGTTTCGCTTGCCGTGGTCTAGGCCTTGACCTGCAAAGTAGGTTTTGCCTACGCCTGGTCGGCCGTAGAGTAGGACATTGATGCTGGTGATTTTATCGTCGACGGGCTCGACGTCATCAAACAGGCTCATGACGCTTCCTTTCTTTTAGTTTGGGTTTTAGGGTTGCTCTGGTTCTTCAGGGTCTTCTGGTTTGGTTGGTTCTTCAGGGTTTTCAGGGTTTTCAGATTCTTTCATGTCGCTTCGCATTGCCGCTGTGTCTTCTGCTTGGAGCCGCCGCATGAGTTCCTCAAAGCTTAAACCTTCGGCTTCTTCGCGGGCTTTGCGTTCCATTTCTTCGACTTCACGGTCAATGATTTCTGCCGCGGTGGGTTTCTTCACGTCGGGTACGGTTTTTTCCACATAGAACTCGCTGTAGAGTGTTTCCAGCTGTTCCGCGGTGAAATACTCGGTTGGGGTGGTGCCTTCTAGAACGATAACGCGGTAGTTGCGGGCTGCAAGGGCTTCAAGGATTTTGTTTGATAGCTCAATGTCGTCTGATTCATACCATCCACCGTTATCCATTTGGTAGCCGGCTTGAACCCAAATTCGTTTGGGGTCGCCATCAATTTTGAAAATCCGTACCCATGACGTTAGACCTGTTTCTGGGTCTTGGAGCATATCATTGAAATCAACCTTGCAGCTTAACATTTGTTACACCCCCGCAACGACGCGAACTTCACGGATGACAAGCTCGCTGGCCTTCTTGATGGTGCCGGCTTCCTTAAGGTCGCGGACCAGGCTGTTGACGGCACGGACCGCGGTGGTGTCCCGGGTCTGGTACTCATACTTGTTCGGCTTCCCTGCGGCTACCTCGTCTCGAATGAAGTAGGTGACCAGGAAGCTAGCTGGTGCAATTTGCATAATTAGTGTTCCTCTCGGATTCGGTACAAAAGATTTTTCATTTTGTCGTCTTGGCGTCCGTCCTCATCGAGAATACAAAGTTCGTTGAAAGGACACCAGGCGCAATCTTTTGTGGGGTTTTTACTGGCTGGAACAATACCGTTGCGAACCAGGCTCATCGCCTCCATGTCGGATTTGATCCGCTGGATTTGGGTTTTCAGTTGGGTTTTGCTCCGGTACACCTTGACCCGTTCCAGTGTTGGTGTGGGTTGGTTTTTGGAAACCTTGCCGAAAACCTCGATCCCGGCTTGTTCTGCTAATAATTGTAGCTCACTGATTTTAAGTTTGTCAAGTCCTTTTTGCCCGTTTTCGGCGAGCGCAGCAATGTAGTCGGCTTTTAACGGCTTATTGCACACTAAACCATCTTGGTTGCGTGGTCTGGTGTCGGGTGCGCGCTTCACTAGGTAGTCGTAAATGATACCGCGGAGGTGTTCATCTTGTTTAATAAGGCCTTTTTGGTGCAGGAAATGCTCCGCAATGGCATAGTAGGCCCCTGCCTGGTCATCGAGGGGGAGAAACTGGTTGCGGCCATAGCCCAAGCTTGAGCAGGTCTTGTAGTCTTTCACCCATAAGGTGTCATCCCGTAAATCCCTAAATGTTAAATCCATCACACCACGGAAAAAACCGAACGGTTCAAGCCTGGAAATTACAGCATCCCCTGGTTCGTTCCATTGCCATTCCATGTGCGGAACAGACACGGAAAACGGCAGTTCTGGGGAGATCACCTCAATGTGTTCTTCAAGCCCGTAAAAATCCACATAATGCCGCAGCATCGCATCCCCTAGTTTTAAAGCATCCACGGAATTGTAGACATCTTCTTCCCCGTTGCCGCCTTTCACGCTAATATACAAGCCTTCTTTGCGGGTGTCCTCACAATACTGAGCCCAGGTTTCCCACGGCGGGGTGCCGCGCTTGGTGCCAGTGATGTAGTATTTTTCCATCGCTAAGTGGATACCGATACCGAACCACAACGCGGCGCTTCGTTCGGAAACGGGTTCCAACCGATCCATGTAGGCGTACCACCACTTTTTTTGGCATTGTTTAAACATGTTCCGCTGACTGGCGGATAAGGTTAGGGGCTTCATTTCATACCTTTCTCGCTCAGGATTTGCCGGGCCACATCGACGCCGCGGTAGCCATCAAGCAGGACTTTCTGGCTCACGTCCCGTTTAATGGTAGTCAGCGCGATTGATTCTTCCACACTCCCTAGGCTGCGTACATAGTGGATAATGACATTGTGCACGCGACTGGTGCGGTGAATACGGTCCTCCACCTGTTCCTGGTCATCAGGGATGAACGTTTCATCGAGAATGACCAGCTCATCAGCGCGGTCTAGAGTGAGCGCCACACCACCAGCCTTGGTGTTCACAAACATGACCTGCACGCCGGTGGGTTTTTGAAACTCTTGAACAAACATTTTCCGCTGATCGTTAGGGGTTTCCCCCGTGATGCGGTAGGATTGGATGCCTTTTTTGTTTAGTTCCGCGTGGAACAGGTTAATAACGCTGGTAAATTGGCTAGCAACCACAATTTTTGCGTCATCCATGCTGCGGGCCGTGGTGCCTTTGTAAATCCCACGTTCTTCTAGGAACTCCAGCAGCCAACTGAACTTATTGGACGGCAGGCTTGGTTTGAATTCTTCAATGAAGTTAGCGAAACCACCCGAGGTGATCTCTTTGGTTTCCAGGCGTCCGTAGCACCCGGCGAATTGTTTTAGTCGGGTGAGTTCCGCCAATACGCCGTTGGCCATGAGGTCGCCGCTATCCAGGTGCGCAAGTGCCAGTTCCGCCATTTCCTCGTAGACTTTCTTCTGCTTCCCGGACATCGGCAACCAGTGCCCCACAAACCCCTGTTTGAGCTGTGGGGGAGCGTCAACCCCGGGGAGCATATATCCCGCATAAGATTTGGGGGGCAGGTCCGGCATAATTTCCGCCTTGGTGCGGCGAATCATGTAGTCGGAAAGTTCATCGAAAAGTTCACGCTCTTTCACCTCGGTGAGTTCGCCTAGTTCAATTCCACCCCAGTAGCCGGGCTTGGCATCAAAGTAATATTTTTGCCACCGATTGAGGCTGCTATATTGTTCCGGGTCTAGCCAGTTGAGGGTGCCCCAAAGGTTTTCCACTTTACCGCGGAACGGGGTACCAGACATAGCGATCTTCCGGCCCCCTGGCTTTACTTGGAGTTTCCCTATGCCGCAGCGGACCTGTTGTTGTTTCCAAGCCTGGGATTTTTTGGTTACCAGGCAGCGGTGGGATTCGTCCACGATGATCGCGGACCATTGGCGGGGAATTTTAGGTTCACTGAGCATGTAGTCGTGGAAGAACAGGTGTTTCCAGCGGTATTCATACCAGCCTTTATCCTCTGACGTTTCGGGTCCATGGTATTTTGCCCGCGCCATTTCGTGGTTGCAAAGAAGCCAGCGGCGTTTGCTTGTTGGGTGCCCGCGGAGTTTACCTAGGCTGTGTTCTCGCTGTTTAGCGGGGCCTTCGACGACGATTACTTCGTCTTGCATGGGTTGCCAGTGCTGGAACTCTTCTGGCCACGACACGGTAGCGGCAATGGATGGTGCAAGCACTAGAATATTGCCGGTGACGTTTGCGTTTATCATGGTGGTGATCGCCATAAGGGTTTTACCGGAACCAGGGTGATCTGCGAGTAGGGCTGACTTGTGGCGGGTGAGGAATCCCACCCCAGTTTTTTGGTATTCTTTGAGCGCCGCCGCGATCTTGGGGGCTTCCAATTCAACATGGTAGCCCAGTTGGTATGTTTCCAGCTCAGTATTGGCGGTGAGGTGGAGAATTTCGCCGTTTTTAAGGCGTCCCACCGCGGCTTGCATGGCTTGATCCATGCCGATTTTGCCGTAGGGTTTGAGTGCTAGATAGACTTCCTGGAGTTTGGCTAGGGCAAGGGGGTAGTAGTAGTTGCCAAATTGCCGATTGACGCCGCCTAGGGCTTCCATGGTTTTGTGGAATGTTTGGTCACTGGCGGGGCCTTTCACAGCAAATTCGGCCCCGGCGTAGAGAATTTCAAACACTTGTTTTCCTTTCTTTGTTGATGACGCCACTATAACACGATATAGCTCGCTATGTCTAGTCCCAATCGTCGTCTGTGACTGATTCAACAGTACCGATCACATAGGCGGAACCGGAACCGGAAAAATAGTCATGGTTTTCATCCGAAACCGTGGACAGTTGCGAAAGAATCACCGCGGAAACATTATCGCCATAGTCACCAAGGTTTTTCGCATAGTCGCTATCGCCTAGGTTACTAGCGGCCATTTTACCGTTATAACCAAGGAACTGTAAAGCATCGGGAATCCAGTCTTTACACACGTCAGACCAAGAATAGTACTGTTCAATACGTTGCTTTTCCGCGGCAAACAAGTTTTCGATCGAATCTTCAACATATGATTCAATCCGGGACCAAATGTCCGCTGTTTCATCATCTTCTGCGGCTTCCTCGCGGAGGCGCTCAAAAATCCCACCAATGTAGAATCCGTGCACAGCTTCGTCCCGCATAATCAGCCGGATAATGTCCGCGGTGTTCGTGAGCTTCGCTTCCGCGGCGAGCTTCAACACCGGGTAGAAGCCCGTGTAGAAAAGGAACGACTCTAGCATCACACTGGTTGCAGCTTTCAGCGCCGTTAGTGTCGAACCAGGCAAGCTATCTGCCAGCACATCAATTTGTGAGCCTTGGTAAGCCGTGAGGAAATAATCCATTTCCGAAGACAGCAACCCGTCCGCATTAGCCAGTTTGAACGCATCGTCGATCTTGTCCGAAGGTAACAGGGTACTGAAAATAGACGAGTACGACCGCGCATGGACAGCCTCCATGCCGGTGATGAACGACAAATTTGCGGACTCATGCGGAGTGATTCCCGGGCTAGAAAGCAAGCAAGGGGCCCCGAACTCGGCCTGTAGAGTGTCTAGTCGGGTGAGCGACGCCAACGAGTGCGTCACAACCCGCTGGATGCCCTCATCAAGCAAATTCCAGGATTTCAGATCGTTGGATAGCGGGATTTTTTCCGGCAGCCAAAAATTTGAGGTTTGCTTCGACCACACGTCTAAGTCGATTGGCCGAGTAGGCTTGTTCCAATCGACTGCCGCAACTGTTGATCCGCGGCGAATTGGGTAAATTTCTTCGAAGCCTTCCGGCAGGCCCTGCGTAAAGTCATGTAACATTGCTGCTTCTTTCTGTCATCGAGGGGTTCAATTGCTTGTACCAACGCGGTGAGCATTTGGTACACCGGGATTGGCGCATCCATGAAAACTAGGTTTTTCCCGCCGAAAAAGATTGTTCCGGGAACATCGTTTTGCACATTGTCGCTATTTGCCACTATAGCCTGAAAGGCGGCGAAAAGCGATGGGTTTTCGTGAATCCAGGAAATATTTTCCGTGTTTTCCGCCACATGTGGAAACGCCAGGGGGAGGAAACGGCAGGCCCGGATGACGGTTTCGCTATGCGGTTTTGACCACTGAATACTGCCGTCTTCCTCCCATGTGATCCAGTCAACCCGCACTCCGCGGCGTTTCGGTGTCGCTATAGCGCACACGCCACACACTCTTCCGAGGCTTCAACAGCTTGTTTGCGGCTGGTGAGTTCAGTTTGCCTGATGCGGGTGTAGTACAAAGATTTGATACCTTTTTTCCAGGCGTAGATTTGTGCTTTATTAATATCCCGCGTGGTGGCGCCTTCTTTGAAAAACAGCGTTAAACTGGACGCCTGGTCAACGTACGGCAATGCGATGGCGTACATGTCAATGATCGGCTTCCAGCCTAGGGAATAAGCGGTTTCAACCGGTTGGTTTCCGGTTTTTCCCATCCATTGGGGAAGACCGAAGGCGGGGGAATATACCCGGCCAATTTTACCTTCTTTTCGCACTTCTACTGGGTCAACGATCGGGTGAATGGATGGTGTGGAGTTGTTAATGTAGGAAATTGAGCCTGTGGGGGGGATAGCCTGCAAATACAGGTTCCAAATACCGAATGTTTCAACGCGGTGTTTGAGGTCTGCAACTTCTTCGGGATGGAAGTGTTTTTCCAGCAGGGACGTGAGTTTATCCAGGTAGGCGGATTGTTGTTTGATAATTTCGGAGCTGTTAAGGTCCCGAATTGTGAAAGAAAACTCTTCTTCCTCAGCAAGTTTGTTGGAGGCTTTGATCGCGTAGAATGTGATGTGTGCCATGTATTTGTCGAAGAGTTCGCGGGCTTGGTCTGAATCGTACGATATGCCGCGGTACAGCAGGGCACCATGCAAATTCATTTGCCCTAACCCAATGGCGCTTTTAAGCTGGTTTCCAGCGTCGACAAGCGGTGAGCAGGACAGGTCGGATTGGTAAACAACCTCATTGAGGAACCGTACAGCAGTGCTAACTGATTTCTCAAACTCTTCTTTCTGCCCCGATTCCAGCAGCTCCAGCATGTGGTGAATATTGAAGCTTCCCAGGTTGCAGGCGGTGGCAAAATCCGCTTCAAGATGTTTGAGTGTGCCATCGGGGTGAAATTCTCCCGGCATTGAGCTTTGAGCGATTTCTGTGCATAGGTTGCTGAACCGGATTGGCCCTAGCTGTGGCACGGGGTTGCCGCGGTTCATGGCATCCTGGTACACAATGAATGGATAGCCGGATTCCATTTGGATTTGTGCTATGCGGGTGAGCACTTCCCGCGGGTTGATGTAAGTTTTACTGACCAGGGGGTTTTTTTCTACATTCTCGTATTCTTCATCCCAGTTGATACAGCTTAGCCGACCGTAGCCGTACTGGCGGAGGTCATACACGCTTGGGAGCATGATGTTTTCGCCCTCGCGGGCTTTCCGCATGAAAACGTCGGGAATGACTACACCGAGCGATAGGGTTTTGATGCGGATTTTTTCGTCCGCGTTTTCCCGCTTGGTATCGAGAAAAGCCATGATGTCGGGGTGCATGACGTGCAGGTAGGCTGCGCCGGCGCCTTGGCGCTGACCTAGTTGGTCCGCGTAGCTGAAAACATCTTCCAAGATTTTCATGACAGGGATGACGCCGCGGGCTGCACCGGTATAGTTTTTGATTGGGGCCCCATTTTCCCGCAGATCAGTGAGATTGATTGACACCCCTCCACCGCGGCGGGAGAGTTGTAGGCTGTCTTTTATAACATTGGCAATTGCTTCCATGTTGTCGTCGGCATCAAGTAGGAAGCAAGATACGGGCTGTCCACCCTGTGCCCGTCCGGCGTTGAGGAATGTTGGGGTGGCGGGCTGGAACCTGCCGGTCATGATAAGATCAACGACTTGTTTCGCGTGTTCGAAGTCTTCACTGAACGTTAAGGCGTTGAGGACTACGCGGTCTTCGAATCGTTCGTAGATGCGGGAGCCGTCGGGAGTGCGCAAAGCATATGAGGTGTAGAATTTGTAGGCCCCAATAAAGTTGGGGAACCGGAATTTATAGCTGTAGGCCTGCTGAAAGAGTTGTTTTATTTCATCAAATGTGTATGCTTCTAGGACGGATTCATCCCATGCCCCAATGCTGGTGAGGTGGTTTATTTTTTCCTCTAGGGTGTGGAAGAACACGGTGTTTTGGTTGATGTTTTCGAGGAAGTATTCACGGGCTGCTTTGGCGTCTAGTTGGGTGATTTCTTCCGCGGTGTGGGGTTGGGAGAGTTTCGCGTTGGTTTCAAGGTATGTTTGGTTCATAGATTTTTGGCGTCTTCTTCTAGTAGTTTGGCGGCTTCGGCGGCGTAGTCTGGGTTGATTTCTACCCCGATTGCCCCGCGGGCTAGTTGTTGTGCGGCGCGTAAAGTGGCGCCGGACCCGGCGAATGGGTCAACAATGGTGGCGTGGGGGTTAATTTTCTCCAATAGTTGAACAATAAGGCCTACGGGTTTTGGCGTGGGGTGGTTTGGTCGGGCTTTGGCTTGTGAGTTGAGGGTGTCCATAGTGAGGTGGTTCACTACCCGGGGGCCTTGGAACAGGTCGGGGTTGACGTCGCCGATCAAATAGATTTCTTCCGTTGCGCTGCCCCACGGAACACGTAGGTCGCCTAGGCCTGGGCTGTTGCCTTTGCACCAGGTGATAACGTTTCGGGTGTCGGCGGGTTTTGGTTTACGCCAGGTGCCGAATACTAGCCCTGGCCCGCCTTGTTGTTCACGCCAAATTTGAAGCATGTGGTCCCGAACAACTGTGTCTTCGTCCCCAATCACCGGGGTGAATTTGGGGTTCCCGATTTTGCGGTGCCGAAGGTTGGTATTCATCCCGTAGGGTGGGTCTGTGAGCAGAAACAGCGGTGTGGGGGAGAGTGTCCATAAATATGGTTCTTGGAGCGCGTCACCGCGGTAGAGTTGCACACCGCGGTGATTGTAAACAAGTTCCGCCACTAGTTCTCTTCCTTGGGGAGGTAGTTTTCTTCCTTGGGGAGGAATGCTTCTTCCGCGGTGGTGTGCCGCGGCGTGGTATGGAGGCGCGGGTCTTCCAGTAGGTGCCAGGTAGCCATGAGCGCCGTCACACTGGATGCCATGGCGAAAAACAAACCAACATTAGTGTTGAAGATGCTTGCCACACCGGCGGTAATGAGGGTGAGGCCGGATGCGGTGAGGAAACCGGAGGTGTAGGTGGGGTAACCCTCAAAATCGGCGAGGGGAGCAAGCCGGTCGGTGACGACTACGCGGAGGTGGTTGATGGCGTTAACAAACTTCGTCTTCATGGAGTTTCCTTACGGTTTCGGTAATAAGCATATAGCCTGCACATGCTAAAACGATGAGGGTGTGAACCCCGTAAAACCAGTGTTGGCTCATCATTCCCCCTAGTAGTGGGGGGCTGAATAGGATGGAAAATATTATTGCTATGGTGGGGGGTATGACCACTTTACAATATGTTTTGAGCTGGTTTTTCCGGTGTTGTTTTACTTTTTCTCTTTGGACTATTTGGTTGATTGTGTCCAGTATTTCTTGGATGTTTTGGCTGGGTTCCAAGGCCGCCTCCCGGATAAAGTGTTGTTTTCGCTGATTATATCCTGAAAGGCGGCGGATTGTCTAGTTTTTAGGTTTCAATAATGGTGTCGTTTTTGAACCTTAATCCTAGTTCTTTCATTCGGCGCCGACCCACGGTCGAGATAGGGTAGAAGTACACTGCAGCACTCTGGATGATCCGCCGCATGCCGGGCCACTTCCCGCGGTATTTTTTTTGCAGTAGAATGATGCCGGTTTCAGCATCTTTTAGCCGAAGTATTGGCTCCCCACGGTTGTTTTTGAACACTGTCACATAGAAGATGTCTTCACCTTCGTGTGATACTACGTGTTTGCTGCCGTTTTCCCGGAAGTCACGATCAACAACTATGTCTTCCAGCCCTAATAGTGCTGCCCGGGCTTCAAATTTGTTGTCGCTTAAATACCAGTATTCCATTAGTTTTCTTCTCCCCATGAGTTTTGGTACATTTCTTGGTGCAGCCGCACGGCTTTCATCCAAGTGTTGCCGAACATTTCCGTGAGGTCGCGTTTTTTTTGTAGGTTGGCGGGGGAAACCCCCGTGTAGTCACAGACGAATGACCGCGATACGCGGCGCCGGGGGTCCCGGTAGCGGAAACCCACCACGGTTTTGAGGTTTGTTTTCCCTTGTTTTGTGCGGGTTAGAGTGGTGATAACCTTGAAAGTGGAGTCAATGCCGCTTGCTGCTGGGTAGGCCCAGATAGTTTCAAACCGGTTTGCGTCACCACCGATGGTGAAACACCCGGTGTACATGACTTCTAGGTCCCAGTCGTGGAATGGTAGGGGTTTATCGTTCATTTTTGAGCCCCCATTCAATCATTCTGATAAAGGCTTCTATGCGGCTACCTAGGCAGATGGTGTCAGCCCAAACTGTATAGTACAGGTAGCGGGTGGGGGTGATTTCCAGGTTGGGGTCATCAGGCCTGCCACCTATTGCGGTTTCGATTTCATCCAGGAAAGGGATAAGACTAGTGCGCAGAGCTTCGGCTTTCTCCAACACTTGAATCGCTTTGTTACGATCAAAAACTGGATAGTTAGAGACTTTCACTTGATTGAAGATGTTGCAATACTGCCAGTTGTAGTCGCCTAGCTGGTAATAAAACCAGTCGTAGGTGTCGTTGCGGTTATTCACCATGAGGCATCCTTAGGTTTTTGAAACACAGTGAATGTTGTAGTACCTTTCCGGCCCTGCCTGGTACCGTACAACGGCGGGTAGGGGGAGAGTTCCAAGACGCGACCCAAGGGGATGTGTTCGCTGCACCATTTGAGGGTGAGCACGCCTTCGGGTTTGAGCACCCGGAATGCTTCCTCGAAGCCGGCTTTAATGTCTTCTTCCCATGTGGGGAAGAGTACCCCGTATTTTTTCGCCAACCAACTTCCCCCGCCTGCGCGGGTAAGGTGTGGTGGATCAAAGTTCACCAGGGTGAACGTGTTATCTGGGAATGGTAACTGCCGGAAATCGGCTATCTGATCGGGCTGGATGGTGACTGTCCGGCCGTCTGACAAGGTTTCAGTACCGGTGCGGATATCACAGTAGACAGCATTGGGGTGGTTCTTGTTGTGCCACATCATGCGGGCACCACAGGTCATGTCAAGTATCATTTTAGTCATCCTCGTATCTTATGCAGCCCGAGCGCTGGCGCCAGGCTTGTTTCGCGGGTGTGTCGGGATAGTCGGTGTCGGTAGCCCACCTTTCGTAGTCGTCAAAGGTGATCCCCTCATCAGACACCAATTGCCAATCATCCACGTATTCCGCTACATCAAAGTAGGCTTCATCGCAACCCTTGCAGCTTTTTACTTCGTACAGGCCTAAGCTGTCGGCGTATTTTTCCCAATGGTATTTTTCTCCGCGGGTGATTGTTGCACCGCATGAGTTACAATGGTGTGTTTTTTGTGCCTTGCGCCATTTTTCATCCAGCATAATTCCCATTTAGATCACGCCTTGGTTTGCGTATTGTACCGCACCAATGGTGCGGCGAATGGTGTTCTCATCCAGGCAGGCTTCGGCGCGCCGGGGGATGTTCACGTGGATTTTCCGCTGATCGTCTAACCAGACTTTGCCGCGGGTGAAAGCGTCTAACCGGGATGCTGGGAGGGGCCGGCCCTCAAATTCGGCGTATTCGATCCAACCGTGGTTTTTGGCGACGCGAACGGCGCGAACGCCGCAGAGTTCCAGCCAGTTGTTCACATAGTGCCGGGTTTCACTGGTTTTCGGGTGCGTCCAGGTCCCTAGGTTAAGCTGCGGGTTGGTGTCGCCGGTTGCTACTTGGACACCGCGGTAGATTTCGCGGAAGTCTTCTACATCGAATTGGTGGAGTACCCTACGCCAGTTTTCACCTAGGATTGCGTCGAAAATGCCGGTGTCAACGTCTTCTTGGTTGGTGGGGTCGAAGTAGCTGTTGCCGATCATAATGGAGAATTGGTTGAGTTCGCCTAGTTCGGCGGCGCCGTCTTCCCAGTAGCGGCAAATGCTGGCCCCGTGGTCGCGTTGGAAAGCTTGGTCTTTGATGCCCTGGTATTGTTCAACGGCTTTTTGCAACTTGTACACTTGCAGTGGGGTGCGGCTTTCTGTGGCGTTTTCAAGGGCTTGTTGGACTTGTCCGCGAGTGAGTCTGATTGGCGCGGTGGCGAGAGTGGTTGGGTCAATGATTGCCATTGCGGTTCCTTTCTTGTGTTCTGGCTTTTATTTTATTCTGTACAATAAGCGATGTCAAGTTATTGTATATGATCTAGGTTACATTTTATTACCCTTGTTCGGGAATAGTGTCTTCCCAGTTTTTGGAATCCTCCAGCCGGGAAAGCATGGTTTGGAGATTCCCCCTCACAAAATGCACGTAACGAAGTAAAGTGTGCCAGTTTTTATCCGACATGAGCTGGCAAATAAATCCATTGGTTTTCTCCAATGTTTCCAAATCATATTCCACGACTTCCTCAAGGTAACATTGCAGCGTTGTCACATCCCTTAAGGCTTTTTCACCTAATACTGTCGCTTGCGCCTTGGTGAGGTAGTTGTAGCTGTCGTCTTCAGAAATGTTCGCCAGGGTGGCGAATGCGGCCCCGTTCATTGCCCTGGTGGCCTGGTTGATAACTTCAAGCGTTCGCGCTTGAAAATCAACCCATTGGGTTTTAGTAAGCCGCCCCGCGGCGAGGTTGTACGAGCTAAGGTTATCCAATTGCATTTTCCACTTCTTCCCGTACGGCTTCTAGCTTCTTCCAGAGCCCGACAAACCATTCGTTGATGTCCGCAAAACCTTTGTAGTGTAGGCTTCCACTTTGGGATTTGAGAACGAATTTGTCTGGGTCAGTCCCTGCTTCGTCTAGTAAGACACGCCAAATCCCGTTAAGGTAGATAGTAAAACTTCTCGCGTCCAGGATTGTTTCTTCAGCTTCCCGTAGGTAAGATTGGACTTCTAGTGTGTTAGCCCGCCAAGGGTTGCGGAGCGTGAGAAATAGCTGCCCTTGGGTTATCAGGTGGCCTAGTTCTTTTGTGAGGTAGTAAAGCTCATCGGTGAGCCTAGCCCATTGGTGTGGTTGTACTTGCCGGTCGCGGATTTCTTCTGGTGTTGGGTAGGGAGGCCTGTATTGTTGTGTCATTGCTTCTATCCTTTATGCAAATTTTTTGAGTCGGTCAATTGCTACTTCAAGGTCGTGGTATGTAATTCCCACATAACCGCGGAGGGCTTGTAAACCGCTTTTCTCAAAGATTTGGTTTAGATTGTTGTCCACCTCGGGCATGTCCTGAATGATCTGTGATAAGTAGGTGCTGATTGTAGCCAGGCCACCTTGAGCATATTCAGCATCTGTGAGTAATTCATGTCCTGTAGAAAGTTCCCAACAAGCGTAGTCCCAGTCTTTCCGCGACGTGTACAACATGATTCCGGCAATAGCGTTGTCGGCGCGGTTAATGCGCTGGAGAATTTCGTCTTGGAGGCTTAACCATTCGTCAGGGGTGAGCTCGCCCTCAGCTACTACTTGGGGGTACGGGAGATTTTTCATGTTTTTGTGTCCTTGTCTACATGGGCGGGTTCTATGGGCGGAAATTCCAATATGGGCGGGTATTTTAAACCCTGTATGGGCGGATTCCATATGGGCGCATATGGGCGGAGTTAACGTCACCACTGTTGCTGGCGGAGGGCTGCTTTGAGCCGCTCAGTTACAGCTGACAGACTGTTTCCAACAGTCATCGCGTAGGCGTGGAGAGTGCGCACCGCGTCCATGTCGCACACTGGGAGTGTGTGGGGGTCAACTTCTTCTGGTTTTGGATAGTACGTGAAGATGTCCAGCAGGTAGTCGATTGTTTCGCGGAGTGGTTCTGCTGCGTTTTCTGCCGCTTGGAGGACTTCTCGCACGGTGTGTAGTGCCAGGAAGTCGTCGCTGCCGTCTACGGTGGCGATGAGGGTGGCGAGGGCTAAGTCGGTGGCGTAGGTGGCACCATTGATATGATGGAGGATTTCGGTTTGGGTTTGCAGCCAGTCGCGTCTGGTGACTTGTCCGGTGGCGATGGCGCCGGGTGGGGTGTTCATTGTTGTTCCTTTCTTGGTGTGTGAAGCCTAGTCTACACTACTGTAGTCGCCGTGTCAAGTGGCAAGGTCGGCACTGGTGGTCGCGGGGTGGTGCGCGTCCCCGCGGTTGGGTCGGCGGGAACGGCTTCCGGGTGGCGCAGACGTGGCGCCTGACCGCGGTTTACGCATATCGGTGCGGGTTGGCGCAAGGTTGGTGCGGCTCAGCCAAGGTTGTGCGCAATCGTTACAGGTCTGCGTGTGTTTCGGGGGCAAAACAACAACGTTTTAGTTTCGTTCGGCTAAGGACCTAAACCCTGGTGGGTTAGGGTGAGCTCACCAACGATTGCGCGCAAAGGAAAAGGGGTGGCACCTAGCCCCCTACGGGGGCTAGGTAGGGGCAAGGGTTCAAGGTTGAAGTTGAAGTTTAAGGTTTAGCGCTGGTCAGCGGGTTTTTCCGTATATATAGTGCCCACTGCGCACTGGAACTATGTGGTGCAGACCACACTATGTCGAGTTGACACCACTCACCCCATGATGTATACTGGGGTCAGCAGCAAAGAAAAGCGCTGGTAGATATACGAAAACTCAATAGTATGTCAGGTACCAAGCCGAAAGAATGTGGCATAGAACACAGAAAGTCGACTTGACACCACCTACATGGTGGTGTAGAATAAAGGTATCGAAAGCGAAAAAAAAAGATTTTCGAGGGATATTGACTGGTAGCAACAATGATAAGGCCCCAGCCCCAAAATCCAAACCGCAGTCGATACCGCTAGAAAGTGGTAACAATCACAACAATCTAGCTTGACAAACCACACCAAGTGTGGTACAATAAAAGTACAGGCGGTAGCCACGACGGGTAATTTAATTGCCTACCATGCGACCCACACCCTGTACTAGTGGCCAAGGTCACAAACATCAAAACTTGACACACCGAAGTTGGTTGAGTATACTAGAAGATGTACACGGAAAAGCAATTTTTCCCCTACAGAAAGGTTCCGCAATGGAAACCCAAAAGACCCCCCGCGAATACCGCGAAGAACTGCGTCGTAGCTGGACAGAAAACACCCTCCGCGGTATCGAAAAAATCACCCCCATGGTCACCCTGTACATCGACGATGAGCAGCCCACCATCAGCATCGAGGCTCACATCGAGGATCACCATATCCACATCGACCTAGTGCCCACGGAGCGCAGCCCATGGCTGACCATGAACGATATCCAATTTTTCAGCCTCAAAACGCTTGAAAAAACCTATCAACACTGGCCTAACATCTCTGACTCATGGACTGACACGACTCGGTGGCTCACAGATGTAGTGAAACCGCTGGTCATCGCCAAAAAAGCAGTTCAACAGCTCATGAGCAAAAAATTCCTCACCCGCTACACTGAGGTGCTCACCTGTGACCACATCATGGCCTACCTCGATCGCGTATGGGACCCCCAAAAAACCGTCATCAGTGACGAAAAAATCGAGTTTGAAGCCGAACGCGGGGGAAAATTCA